TCATTCATCTGCTTTTGAGAACTTGTCCCGTCGAAAAAAAAGGTCAACCCCGAGGATGCCAAGGCAAATCCCCAAGATATCAAGACCAAAGCCTGCCAACTTAACCGAGGAGAATCGAAGAATAAGCACCCAAGCCGCAACAAACACAGCGATCCCAAGCCACTTACGGACCTCCCTGTTGCGCACTAGGTGACCGACCGCAACAATGACTACAGTCCAGATGGCGAACTGGATGACATCATTCATGCGGGCTCTCCCGCGCTTTGGACGATCTCCGACTTGACCGAATGCTGAGGCCCGATCCCGCCGGACACCTCCCCTTCAACGCTGATTACGACATCACCGGAGTGGTAAGTCGGCAGACTCTCTTGGGTCGCCCAACGAACTGCAAGGCCGCTGCCAACTCCAACAAAAGTGTTGATGCGTTTACCGGCTACACCCGCAAGCATACCGACCATGCCAGCAACGGTGACACGCTGCTGGTTCAGAGAGTCAGCCTGAGCTCGGGTCAGGGGCAGCGAGACAAAAACCCTCAGTATGCAAGGTCGGTCCTTTGCCTGCATCCGGTCGAAAACCTCAACCGCAAGATCAGCAGTCGCGTGACTGGCTTTCACTGACGGACAGTACTTCATGTGAAGCAGCCGGCTGCGCTCCGCCCATGCGAGGCGAATGATCGCCAAGCTGAAGTTGATGCCGTGCTGGCTGTGAATATGCGTCCGTTCGATATCCATGGCGTTCCTTCCGTGCTTCGAGCGCGCAGTTTCGGTAGCCAACAACACCGCAACCACTAGCAAAACAGCTAGCTCTCAACATCCACACCCAGACGGAGTTAGACTCAGCGCTCCGCCTCATAGGCAGCAACGCCCGTCCCTATGGCACGCCACTCATTCTGCGGCATGCGCGCGTCGCAGATGAATACCTCGACTTCGCCGCTTTCCTTCGGCTCCGCCGGCCGGATCGCTGCATGCCGGAGAATCGTCTGCATGTCTGGGACGTAGCTGCTCTCCGAGCCGTGGAATGACCAGATGCCGAACTTCCCTGCTCCACCCACCTGGTGGTCGAGTTTCACCGACCAGCCCTTGAATCGAATGACCAGCATCGCCCTGCTCCGTAGGAAAAGGCCGTAGTCTACTCCTAATTCTGACAGGCCTGGTTCGCAGCCAGGAGTTGCGCCTCGTAACCAATCCGCTGCCGCCGCTCGGCCAGCAGCGCACGGACCTTGGTCTGTAGGTCGTCGCTCTTCTTCAGCCCAGCCGCTGCCCAGGCCGGCACTTCTACCGCCGGCACTCGGCACGGCACCGCAACAGGCACTTCTACGCGCACCGTGCGCGGCTCAGGCTCGACCTGGCCGGCGCATCCCGCCAGCGCGCCCATCACCAGCATTAGCACCACCCTCATAGACCCAACTCCTGATCAATGACCGCCTCGGCGGCCGCACACTGCCCGCCGGCGGTTCGCTCACGTACCAGGCGCTGGGCTTCGGCATACTGCTCCGCGGCCTGCTGCCGTCCCCGATCCACAGCCTGCGCGGCATCCCGGGCGCGCTGCTCGCCAGCCTGACGCAGCGCGGCAACCTGCCGGACCTGCTCCGCCACTGCGTCCTCCAGGCCTCCCCTGGCGGCGCGGCAGGCGACCAGATCCGCCAGCGCAGCATCAAGCTGCGGCCGGTAGTGCCGCGCGCCGAGCCAGACACCGCCGGCGGCGCCGAGGCCGAGCAGTAGCAGGCAGGCCAGCGCGACCGATAAAGGACGGGCGGAGATCACGACAGCACCCTCTTCGCCCGCTCCCACAGCGCCAGGCGCTCCGCCTGGCCGTTCGTGCCGCCGTTGATGCGCCGAGTGATGGCGGCGAACTCGCCGCGGTCGGCCAGGTCGTTCAAGCCGTGACTGGCCCACCACCAGGCCGCCGACAGCGCAGCGAATTCCGGCTGCTCGAGCAGCTCTGGTTCCTGCTCCAGCGGCTGGCCCAGCCCGGCGCCGGCGGCGCGGTAGTTCGCCCGGCCGGTGATCTGTAGCAGCCCGCGCCCGCGGTACCGCCAGCCGTCGCCGGAGGCCTCGTCGCCATTGCCGTTGCGCGAGGCGTAGGCGTTGTTGGCGATGGCCCGAGGATTGCGCGCCAGGCGCTGCGCCAACGCGTTGGGCTGCCCGTCGGCGCCGAGGTAGCGAATCGGCCAGGTCGCAGCCAGGCCGCGCGCGCTGTAGTTGAGGTTCTCCACCAGGCGGGTCAACTGGCCGCTTTCATGGCCGATCTGGGCCAGAAACGCGGCGACTCGCACAGGCGACGTGATACCGAAGCGCGTCATCCCGCGGTTCAGCGCACCAACAAAAACGCCGGCGCGAGGGCCGGCGTTCGGGAGGATTTGCAGCAGTTGCTGCTCAGTGATAGGCATGCTGATCTCCAGGCACAAAAAAAAGCCCGCAGAGTGCGGGCTGGTCATAGAGTCTCGGGCTGCATCTCGGGAGGTGCCGGCATCGACAATCGGACATCGATCCAACTGTTGAGCGGGACATCCAGTGGGGCGCCCTTCCCGAGCACCATTTCGCCGTCGTCACTGAGTGTCCAGCGCTGTTTGAAGAGCCGGATGGTGACCGTCCCATCCTCAGCCTGTTCGCTATCAGTGATACCGAGTGGGCGACCGCCGTCGGGAGACGCAGGGTCGATCACGCGCCAGCCCTCTTTCGCTAGCCCCAGGCTACCAGAGACCTTGTAGACGCCAACGGCGAGCCGTTGAACAGTAACGCCGCGGGCCTCTGCGTTGGCTACACCCCAAGCCCCCGCAGGCTCGAAGTCCAGTTCGTTGAGGTCCGGTCTCAAGCTCCCATCAACGTTGGCGATACGCACGACCGGCGATGCAGCACGAAGCGTCCCGTCGGTTGCTCTCGTCGTGTTTATAGTCGTGTAGAACTCGAAAATAGGGGCAGACGAGAATTTCCCGCACCGACCTTTGACCGTAGATGCCGGCACCTGGCCGAAAAACATCTGCGCTCCTCGCAAGTCGGATCCGTCGTAGCCGATCGTCAACACAGATCCGTTGCTAATGCCAGTTGCCACGGAGTCAACAGTTGTCGAATCGAATATCTCGACGCTTGTCGCATAACGATGAATCGATGGTGCTCGGTCAGGACGCTCAGAACCAATCCCGAATGCGCCGACCGGCATGGCGTTTCCAAGCATTGTACCGATATCGGCCTGGGCGGCGCTGCGCAACTCGAGCGAGTTCCTCGCCTGGGCCGGCGTCGGTGCCGTTGCCCACGGCTGAATGCCGGCCAGCGTCCCTCCCCACTGGTTCGCTATCAGGTTGAATCGATCGCTCAGCTCCTTGTCGTAACCCAGGATTGGCGCCACCGCATAGGGCTGGCCGCTAGCCGTGCTGCCCCGGTAGTTGGGCTTTATCGACATGACCGTCGAACTGGCGACGTTGCTCACTTCGTAGAGGCGCCCGTCAGGGGCAATAAAGGCGTCGCCTACCCGGACATTAGAAGAAAACTGAGTTCCGGTGCCGGTGACGGTCGGGCTATTTTCTGTCACCGCGACGGTGCCGGTTGAATACCATGCCATTTAAGCCTCCATCAAATTACGCGACAACAATGAGTGGCCAGTTGAACTTAAATCCGATCTCATCCGGAACTAACGAGGAGACGAAAATCATGACCCGGGAATTGTACAAGAACCCTATACGAGGGGGTTCCAGAGTATAGATATGCTTTAGATTAAAATGACTCACCAGAAAATAGGTGGACAACCCATATGGATATGGAAGTGCCCATGTTTGCATGTGCATACCTCCGGGCCAATTAGGGTTATGTGCGTATAACTCCCACTCCTGCGCCCCTCCAACAAACCGTATAATCTCGCGATTACTGTCGAACATGACACGCGACTGAGCATCGAATACATGCATGCCCCACCCTCCTATACGGGGTAGCATGACTGCTGCGGCCTTCCACTTTCCTCCATATACCGGCGGGTCGGTATCTTGGAAACTAGACTGGTAAAACGCAAATCCAGACCAAGCCCCAGCCCCTCCCAGATGTCGAAATCTATAAATCTGGTGAGGCCCATTAGGACAGAAGTATACATATGGCTCGTAGGGCGAATTAATTGGCGCCGAGTAGTTTACAACAATTTCCACCGCTCCTTGAACGCCATACACCCCACCTTCAACAATATGCATGCAGGGGTTTGAGTCATCGATAATTGTTTGCCCATTGTTCCCTCGAACAAGGATACCGTAGCTCATGAGAACATTACCGCATGCAGGACATAGGTAACATTTGGAGATCCGTCTCGCAAAAACGTAATTACATTTCCAGATATTCTATAGGAAGGGACGTTTCCAAATGGGTAGCCGCTTGAGATTAAGAAAACTACACCACGAGCGGGATCAAAGCCGGGAATACTCACTGCCATTCCTCCTGTGATCGCTCCAATCGATTGTCGATATACAGTCCGCGCCGACTGGCCGGTGAGGTCCATCACGATCCCTCCGGCTGCGTTTCGAATTCGGATGCCATAGCTCATGCGTCGAGATTCCCGATCTGTACCCGTAACACCAGGTTCGCGTCGTAGACTTTAACGGCCTCCGCTGTCTGCCTCATGAAGCCTCCGGACGTTGCGCTGTTCATCGTCAAACTCCCTGCTTTATCAAGCTTCCACAGCGGCTCGCCGTTGGCACCGAGTGCGGTCGACTGAATCACGTTGCCGATCTTCGCGTTCGTAATCGAACCGTCCTGAATCATCGCGTTGTTGATGAACATCTGGCCTCCGACGATCGAGACCGGCGCCACGGTCTGCCCGCTGGAACTGTTGAACCAGAGGAACCGATCAGCCTGGAACGCCATGGTCGTCACGCTCGTGCCGCTGTCGAAGCCCAGTTGCCAGCCAGCGGCGTACGACTGCCCATTGGCATGGGCCTGGAGCTTTACGCTGTAGAGCGCCTGAACGTTCCCATCCAGAGAGGCCACTGCCTGGGACGTCGTCTGGATTGCCGCACTGTTGCTACCCACCTCCGCTGAAAGTTGGTCGATGCGCTGGGCAGTGGCTTGTCTGTCGCTCGCGGTCACCTGCTCGACCGTGGTAATGCGCCCCTCCGCAGTTGCAGTCCGCGCTTCAAGCAAGCTCGTCCGCTTCGCCTGCGCTTCGTCCTCGTTCGCCCGCACGGTGACTTCGGTGGCGGCTCGAGCAATGGTGTCCCAGCCCTTCAGCGCATCGGCCTTCTCTCCGGTCGCCGGCTCCCGGCGGGCGGCAGCCTGCAGAACATCCAGGCTCGAAGCCGCCGCTTCGACCTTACCGTCGAGCTCGGTGATATCCGCAGTGTTGGTGGCCACCTGCTGGGCCAGGCCGTTGGCCGTCTCGATCGACTGTCCGATGTCGGCCCAGTAGGTCGCATTCGGCGGAGAGGCGTTGAGCGGCACCGCCTGCTTCGCTTGATACAGCCGGTTGCCGACCCGCACGATATCGTTCTTCGCGTAGGTCTTCGTCGGGTCGTAGGCCAGCACATCGGTCAGATTGTCGATCTGGTCCTGCAGGCCACTGATATCGACCTGCATCTGATCGATGTCGGCGAAGAACTGCTCGCCCAGCGCGGACTCGACGTACTCCTTGGTGATCAGTTCGTTGTACTCGCTCGCATCCGTCGAGCTGATACCGTCGACCCAGGCCGACCAGGGGCCGACGTTGCCGGTCCGGTCGATCAGCCGCCCGCGGAAGGCCAGGCGAGCGCCGGCCGCCAGCGAGGTCAGCGTGTGGGTGTCGGTCGGGTATGCGAACAAGCCCAGGGCAGTTGCGTTCTGTTCGCTGCCGCCCGGGGTAACCGACTGTTGGATCTCGGTGTAGGCGGTGTCCGCCGCGCCACTGGCCGGGAATGCCCACTCCAGGCCGATCTTCCACGGTCCGCTGGTGGTACGCAGGAACGCCAGCGCCGGTGGCGCGCCGGTCTTACCGCTGAGCTGGGTCAGGATCGAGCTCTTCCAGACCGACGTGATGTCGAACGCCGACACCGCGCGCACCCGCGCCAGATAGCCTCCTGCGTAGATGCCGGTCACATCGACGCTGGTGGTGCCGGCACGCGGCAGGCGGATCCAGTTGCCGCTGTCCTTCTTCCACTCGACGTCGTATGCCACCGCCCCTTCTACAACAGGCCAGGCGATGGTCATCGTGCTGACCGCCAACCCCTGATCGAACTGGTAGTGCGAGGTCAGCGTGACGCTCGCCGGCGGCGCAACTGTGGTGATCGGGATAACGCTGATCGGCCGGCTCTCCAACTTGGCACCAGTGTCGATCGCCGAGAACTTCCCGGGCTCATACTGCAGAGCGGTGATCTCGAAGACACCCCGCTCCGGCTGGCTGACTTTCATCACACGGTAGAGCGGCACCGCCAGGTCGTCGGCATCGAGGGTCCAGACCAGTTCCGGTAGCGGGGTCTCGCTGTAGGCTGTCGTCACGGTCACCGCGCGCCCGGTTACCGACTGCACGGTTCGCGCCTCAGCCTTACCGCTGGGCAGGTTCAGGAGCAGCCGGTCGCCAGCCTTCGCCTGAGTATCGCGATCCAAGGTGATCACTCGGCCAGCAACCGCCGAGATCCTCCCGCCGATCTCCCGTCCAGCCAACAGCGCATCAGCCACCGGAATCACCCATCCCGGCAGCGGGATTGCTCCGTCCATCCCGGTACGGAACGTTATCGTGCGATCCTGGCTGTTGGTCAGGATCGCCCATTTTCCGCGCCGCTGGGCCTCACTCTCGCGGGTGCAGCCAATGGCTGCCACCTCGACCGGGTTGTCGCCGTAACGCCGCTGCAGGCGCTTATCGGTGGCCACAGCCACGTCGGTGTCGTAGTTGTTCGCCGGATTGTCGTAGCTGACCAAGGCACGGCTGTAGCGAGTGCGCTCACTGGCCGAGCCGTAGCTGAAGCGGTCGTCAATGACATTGGCCCGGGTGTAGGCGAAATCGACGTCGGTGGCGCGCGGGATATCCGCCTGGATCTTCAGTTGGCCCTGGGCCCAGTACGCCATACCACGGTAGATCGCGGTGAGGTCACGCAGCAGCTCCCAGGCCCCGGCGCGGCTTTGCAGGTTCAGGTTGCAGGTGTGTCGCGGCTCCTGGCCGCCCTTCCCGTCCGGCACCAACTGGTCGCAGTACTGGGAAATCCGGTACATCTCCCAACGGTCTACCATCCAGGCCTTGATGCGTTTACCCACACCGAAGCGATCGTTGGTCACGATGTCGTAGGTGTGCCAGACCGGGTTGTCGGTCCAGGCCTGTTTCATCGTGCCGTCCCAGATGCCGAGGTAGGCCCGGGTCTCCGGATCATAATTGCTCGGCACCTGGACCTTCCTCCCGCGGCAGTCGACTGTGACAGCCGGAATGTTGCTGAACTGCTCTGCGCTGAACTCGACGTACAGCAGCGCCGTGTTCGGGTAGCGCAGCTTCGCGTCGATCACCTCGGTGTAGCCGGCGATCAGCATGGTGTCGGCGATGCGGTTGTTGTTCTGGTTCGGCGTCAGGCGGCGGACGCGCACCTGCCAGCCATTGGTGGCCGCCGGCAGGTCGATCCGGCGGGAACGCTCGTAGCGGGTGGTGGTCTTGCCATCGACGGCCTCGCGCAGCACCTCCTGATAGGCGCCGCCGTCGGTGGCCAGATCTACGGCATATTCGATCCGGTACCCGCCGATGTTGCCGTTGGTGTCCTGCTGCTGGAGCGCTGGCCAGGCGAAGCGCAGACGCACTGCGGAAAGCTGGGTATTGCTCAGCGAGCGCACCCAGGGCGTATCGCTGCGCAACTCGACGTTGACGCTGGTTTCGTTCTCAACGGCAGGGATGCCAGGGATGTAGTCCGGGTCCACCGCCCCCGCGCGCCACTCCCACTTAACGTTGGGGAAGTTCAGGTTACCGCTCGGGTCCATCAGTGGGGTGTTGTCGAGGTAGATATCGCGCTCGCTCGGAACGCCGGCGAACTCGCCCTCGCCCACGGCGAGCAGGATCTTGGCCATCGCGACCGAGCGCAGGCTGTCGGGTGCCTCGACCGGCTGTTTCGGCTTGCTACTGCCGCCCTTGCGACCGGCCAGGTGCTGGTTTTCTGTGCCCATGCTTTCCTCCGGGCAAAAAAAGTCCGCTCTCGCGGACTGAAAGGCCAATTAAACTGTATGCATTAGCAGTAGCCAGCAGCCATCACAGGGATGTAATTTCGACACTGCACTATCAAGCAAATTTCTTAACAGCAAGGAAAGCAAAATGAAGTTTCACAGCGAAGAATACATCCAAAGGGATGCCGAGTTCGGACGTATTCTTGACTTGGCTTCGAAAGGAGCAAAACAAGTCTTAATTGTATCACCAGACAAAATTGACTCCCTAGACGACAGCCTAAAATACGCACTTGACGAAAAAACGGCTAAGGAATTGAAGAAAAACAGAAAAGCCACCACCACCAACAGCTCCGGAGAACTAATAGAACTCTATCTAGAGACTGGAAAAACAAAGTCCGACTTTAAGAAGGGAAATATATTGTTACCCTGGACATCAGAGCTCGACACACATCAACGCCTTAAAGACCCTCGCGGAATTGACACCTATTACATTCCACATAGTGGACCTGGCACAACAAAGGCCGCTGGCCTCAAGGTAAAAGACGAACTTTCAGCCTACATAGAAAGCAATCCAGACTCATCCGCCCTCTAAAGTTAAAGTTAATTTCTGATAGAAACTCAGGACTTATCTTCAGCGTAAATTGAAGCCGAGATAATCGCCCCGCCCCACCGGCGCTTCCCGTAGCAGATCGGCACCGGGTTCCCGCTGGCGGTGGTATTTCTGGCGCTGCCGAAGGCGTAGCTGGGCTGGTTCTCCGGCGCCGCGCTCTGCTTCAGGCCCTGGGCCTGGGGGCTGAGCATTTGGATGACGCCGCCTGCAACCATCCCTATCCCTGCAGGCAGCGCATACGGGGCTATGACGGGAAAAGCGTAGGAAGCAGCGATCAGCACAGCCCCGACTATCGTCTGCACCAACCCGCCACGCTTCCGGCCACGCATGACCGGAGCAATGCGAATTTCCTCGGCGCCCCCGAACTGCAGCTCATCTTCGGAAATGTTCCGTTTCCCACGGAATACAGCGAACTCCAGACCTCGCAGGTGGGCATTGGCGAGGAAGCGCTCGAGGCCAGGAATCTGCACGCACAGGGCCTTGATCGCTTCCGCAGTCGACCCGACGAGCATACGGTACTCCCGACCGAACTGCCGGAGCGCGCCGTAGAGTTTGATGGTGGTCATCGGAGTGTGGTGCGCTGCGGTGGTCATGCGTTTCTCCAGGTAATAAAAAACCGCCCGGAGGCGGTTTATGCGATTATTCATTCCTTCCGTATGAAGGATGATCGGCCGTACTTCGCCTCATAATCAGCAGCCAGTTTCTGGCATACCGACTTAGCGAAACGCCTAGCCGACATGTCTAAAAGTCGATCATCAACATCTTTCCAGCACAAATCGATAGCTACTCGAGCCCTATCCTTATCCCTGGACTCAGGGGTCTCTGTGCTTTCTAGAACTGCACCAAGAATTAGGAGAGCCACCAGAGCACCTATTGGTAGCAGCACTAAACAGATCAGGACTTTTTTTGCTGCCCCCATAGTGGGCTTTTGAAGATTTTGCGGCAGCCCTACTTCCTCATTAAGTGCTTCGCCACAGTACCTGCACTTAATCGCTTCAGCCTTGATTACTTCAGCGCAGAAGGGGCATTTCTTTTCGTCGGCATCCATACGACTCTCCACAATATAATTGTGGCGGAGGATACCAAATAGCCAGCATCAAGACCCAGGGCTCATTCGGCAGAAACAGAGAGGGCGCCTGAAGGCGCCCTCTCCATGCCGTTTACGGCCCATACCCTAGGATGAGCAGTTCCATGCTCATGCCGAAGCCCGCGTCGACCAGTTCAGTTGCTTGGCACAGTGCTTCCTCACGTGCGCTGCGGAACCCAGCCCATCCCACAGAAAGCCCGCCAACTCGACGCCAGCATTACAACCGAGCCCGCTCAGGTGAGTGGCCAGGCGACGGCTCTCAACGATCTTCCAGCACTTCTCCACGCAGTCGACCAGAAACGCGATGTTCGACCACGAGCAGGTGTCGACGGCCGACGCGGCTCTATCCTTCGGCAGCCACTCGCCTTCCAAGGCGTAGGCGGCGATGAAGTTCCGCGCGCTGTCGAGCCGGTCGGCCGGAATATCCTCGGCGGTCACGACGCTGAACGCCTTATGCACCTGGCTCCAGATGTGGTTCTTGGCGCCTCGGCGAATCGCCGACGGCAGGTGCCGCACCTTGCCATCGACGACGGCAGCCAGGCAGTGGAAGCCGTCGGTGCCGATAGTTTGGCCAATCAGAGTTACCAGGCGGCCCTGCTGGTCGTCGTAGCGACCGGTCTTGCGGATGGCTGGGAGCACTTCGCCGGTTACCCACTTCTTGAAGAGCTTCGCCTCTTGCTTGCGACTACGCAGGATGGCCGCGTATAGGCCAGACTCGTTGATCGCCAGCATTTCCTGGGCTCCACCGAGGGTACTCACAATCTGAGTACCCTTTTCGTCCTCGTCGAGGTTTCGGCACATGTTGAACGAATCGCGGTATTGGAGAGCTGCCGCGATGTCGGCAGCGACGAACCAAGGATCGCCGTCGATCAGCAGCGTACGAACCTGCTGCTTGCCAAAATTGAAAGGGATTACGTTTGTGCTATTATCGCTCATGACGTTTTTCCTAGACCGATTGACGTTATCCAAAGCCTCAGCGCCTGCCAGCACTGGGGCTTTTTCATGCCCGCTGTTTTTGCTCATTCTGCGTCTCCTCTTCCATCATCTTTTTCAGGCGATAGATGACCTCGCCGTTGATGGTGCGCCCGTTCGAATCAGCCTCCCCAAGCAACCACTCACGCATGGCCGGGGCCAGCCTCAAAACCGTCTGCACCTTTGCCTCTGCCTTTCTCATCACATCCCTCCATGTGCTTGCGTGTCGTTGAATGTCATTTAATGTCACTTACCTATGAATGTCAAGCTATGTCTCATGACATCATTTCTTCTCTGGTACAATGATATTGAACCTTGCAAAACGGCACGCTATGACTGACACACGAGAGTTTCCTGAGCGCCTCGCTTGGGCGCGCGCTGAAATGGGCCTGACCCAAAAAGAACTGGCCGATGCTGCCGGCATCAGCTTGGTGCAAATAGCTAGGTACGAGACTGGACGCTCAACGCCGCGCCTCAGCGGAGCCCTTAAGCTCGCCCGCGCACTGAAGATGGACGCCTTTGACCTGATGCCCGAACTCAAGAAAACCACCATTGAAGTGGAAATTGAGCTCAGCGACGATGAGCTAGCCCGATTCGAAGCGGAAGCGGAGGAGCTCGGCATAACCACAGAAGAGCTACTGAGGAAGCGGGCCGGAGTTGAGGAAGACGAATTCTCAGAAGAGCTGCCCGATACACAAGGCCGGAAAATCAGCCTCAACATTTCAGCAGAGCATGAAGCCAAGATCCACGAGTTCGCCAAGAAGGAAGGCGTCTCATTCGACGCTGCGGTACAGCTGATCCTTGCCCAGGGACTGAAGGATAGGCTTGATGCCGATTCCACCATACTCGCCAAACTAGAGCAGGACATTCCCGGCGCCTATGAAAAGCTGGTGGAGCTGCTCAGGAAGCAATAACCCCAAGCCCGGCCAAGCGCCGGGCTCTTTGAGCCTGCACAAACCCTTCCCGTCCAATCTTTCATCTTCTTCAGCTTTTTTTGATGGATCAACTTTATGGATGAATGGCTTACTAATCCACAGTTCTGGGTCGGAGCAGCAGTCTCTGGCACCGTAGGCTGGATGCCAAGTATTTACCGCTGGATGCGCATGCGCGCTCCTTCATGGTTTGAGAACACCAGAGGCCGAATTAGAAGAATTTATCGAGCGAAACGCTGTAAACGACTAATCCGGATTAAATCAATCAGGTTTGATAGCGCTAAAGTCAACCGGGAAATCGTGCTTAGCTATTTGTTGCTAGGCGCATTTATGGCAAGCACCGCAGCATGTATTGTGAGTTTCGTATTTGCCCCTCCTCAAGTTCACAAAAGCTATCCGCTTGCCATAATGTATGCTTCATTGACAGGTATGCCACTTCTTGTCTTCGAATTTGCATGGTTAGCAGCTTCTACTCGAGTTGGAGATATCTTAAAAGCCAGAAATAAGATCAAACGTCGTGGTCGTCGCCTTATTTGACCCCACCGGCCAAACGACGGTCGCCTTCTGAGCTAGAGGACAATCCGAATGCAGGTCACATGCTCGAAATTTGAAGCAGCCTCACGCCAGCTGGATGAAGCGATAGGCCTGCTCCTGGCCGATCATGACCCCCTGGCAGTTCGCACCCTTGCCGCGGCTGCTTTCGGCTTGTTCGCTGATCTTGTGGAGCATCAGAAACCGAACGAGTCTTGGCGTTCGGAGCTCATCGAGAGCTCGGGGCTTAATCGAAAAGAGGCGCTCGCCGTCATTCATAACGCGCAGAACTTCTTGAAGCACGCTGACCGCGACCCACATGAGCAGCTTTCTTTTGAGGAAAGCGAGAACGAAGAGCTGATTTTCATCGCAACTCTAGATTGCGGTGAGTTAGGTGGTCCTTTGACTACGACTATGCAGGCCTTTCAGGTCTGGTACATAGCGCTCAACCCAAGCAAGCTCGGTGCAGATCATGACTTTACTCAGAGGGCGAGCACAGCGTTTCAGAATCTGCCTACCCTATCCCGCGAAGAGCAGCTCGCTGCCGGGTTGGATTTTCTCCACCTCATGCTTGATAAGTACGGCAGAGGATCATTCCAGCCTCCAAAGACTCAGATGTAGTGGCAACCCGACGCCAGACGCAAAAAGCCCAGCGCGGGGCTGGGCTCTATACTGCTGGTTAGCCTTCGTACTGGAAGATCCATTGCATCTTGCAATCATTCCCGCTAATGCTGTCAGGATCCGGATCCTTCAACGAGACTTTGTTCCAGATAGGATGGCTTGCGTCTCCTAATGGCCATGAGTGACGACAAGAATTGGAACCAGCTGCCGGATTATCCCAATATACTTTGAACGACATTTTCATATTCTGGGGACCGGCATTCTTATAATCACCACATATCAGATACTCAACCCATCCTTCAGTGCCAACCGCTAAACCGTTTGACTCAGCCCCCCAGGCAACGGCTTGGCCTGGAGCGATAGACTCTGGCGGTAGAGACCCACCCATCCAATTACTATGCTCCAAGCTGTGCTTGAACAATACCAAACCATATGGACTTCTATTAACAAGCGTTATTTTTACAGACCTAAAAGCGCTAGACTTAAAGTTGACGATATTAGCAAATTTATCATCAACCTTAATATCTTCCGAAGCAAGACTGTTACTAACTGAGTTAAATGATTCCAGAGCTGACGAAGAAAATTCCTCAGATATCAACTCTTCAGGTGAAAACTCTCTGTGAGGAACTACTCCACCGCCAAAAACATTGTTAATCCAGACCATCGCACGAGCATAACGGAGCTCATCTTCTGAGTTCGACATAGCGCCTCCCTTTCCTTAGTTGGCAAGTACCGTATGAACAACAGCATAGGGAGATTAGCAGAGATTTTTAGGCGCAACCCATTATCGCTGCCTGTCCACCCATCTACCCTGGACGGAAAGCCAGTACATGGCCTGGGTCTGGGCGTAGTAGCGTTGTGCCTCCCAACGAACCGCCCCGGACCGTTGCCGGAAAGCCCATGGACTGGGGCGATCAAGACCTAGGAGGTCAAATGGTCAAGCATCTATTCATTCCTCATAACCTGAGCGAAGACTTTGACAAGGAAAAAGCTGCCGCAATTCGTCGATCGTTTGATGCAGACGATGCGGAGATGCTGCTTTCTGCGCCCACCACTAACACGGTTTCCAGCATCGAAGGCAATAAGTACTCGGGCATAGTGAAGCATCACTTTGAACGTAATGACAGCCCGGTCCATTACGAATACCGGCCAGATGCTGAACAGGGCTCGAAATTCATAATCACCAAAGACAACCGTGACTGATGGAACGAGGTTGAAATGGGAATCAGAAGTCTTGTGCAAAATCTCCCCAAAGACCCCGACAATCTTGGATGGGTTCTGGGCTGGGCAGTTGTCCAAAGCTCTCCTTGGAGGTTCGTGGATATTTACGCCTCTGAAGCCACTGCCCTAGCGGAAGCTGCGTCACGTGGCGTCGGGTTCGCAGTCGAGTACGGCTCGCATCAGGTGGGCACCGATAACTTCGTCGGCGGCCTCACCCCTCCGACAGATTAATCCGAGCCTCCTTCGGCTCTACCAACGAGAAGCCGAAGGAGCACTGTCCTGACTTCAGAACTGCCGTGAGGCCGGGCTCGCCGCAAACTAAACGGCGATAACCCGGACCTCCGCTGACCTTGCCAATGAGTCGCTCTACTCGCACCATCTGGGACTCCTTCTGCAGCGCAATTTCTGCAGATCCCAGTAAGTTAAAAATGCGCAGCTCGTAGACTTCACACATGACATCCTCCTGCGGCCAGGCCGCTCAGCTTGTTCTTGAGTCTTTGTGGCGCAGCACTAGGCGAGCCCGCTCGTGCCAGTTACCGCCGTAGACGATGATCTCGCTGGGCTTTCCGTACAGGTGGTGCAACAGGAACGGGCCAGCGCCGAAAACTTTGGTCTCCTCGCCCGGCAGCGACGGATCGTCGCCCAGGTAGATCCCGGCGTGGTTCGGATGCGCGGTGCGCCCCACCGCCATCACGATCATGTCGCCGCGCTGCGGCCGATCCACCCGGACGAATCCTGCAGCCTCGAACTGCTGCTCGTAGAGGCTCGGACCGTCTGCCCGCTCCCACCAGCCATCGGCACGCTCGAAGTGCGGGAACTCGATGCCCCACTCCCGCTGGTACCAGTCGGCGCAGACCTGCCAGCAGTCCTGCACCCCATGCACGAAGGCGCGCCCGAGCAGCGGCACCTGGTCGACGGGCTCGATGGTACGCAAGTCGCCCTCCGGCCAACTCAGGATGTGCCATGTCAGGCCCGAGGCGTTGCACATAGCGACGTCTGCGGCACTCGGTCGGCTGGCGGCATCGGGATGGCTGTGCACCACGGCGACGATCTCGCCCTGGTCCTCTGCCTCGGCATACGCCTTCGGTGCGATGCGGAACTCTTCGCCGGCGTCGGTAGCGGTGTTTTCGCAGGGAACGTATCGCTGGCTCCGGCCAGAACGGATGATCAGTCCGCAGCACTCGCGCGGATACTCTGCCGCGGCATGCTTCTGCACGGCAGACAGGATGTGCTTGAGCATGGTCAGCTCCTGGCGATGATCGAGACGGCAGGGAAGCCGCCGAAGGGCAGTTGGTTCCCTTCACCGAAGCGCGGGATGCAACCGGTGCCCAGGCAGCCATCACACTCGTCCCGGGCTGGGTCATCGGTGGGGTTGCCGTCGATGTCGAAGTACGGGCCGGTGTAGCCGCAGTCGGGCCCGCGGTACCCGCCCGTCATCGCCCAGTGGCACAGGGTGGTCATCTGCCGGCCGACCTGCTCGCCGCCAACGTCGCCTGGCGAGGCCAGTTCCCAAGCCACGTACTGGCCGTCCTCGTTGGTTTTCTGGTCCAAGTACCAGATCTCGACGATCTCCTGGGAGGGATCAGCGTCGGGATTGCCGCCAGGGAAGTTCGCCGCGTCCAGATACTTCGCCAGCGTCGTCCGGATGGTGAGGCGGAACTGGAGCAGGTCCTCGAACGCCAGGCAGAGCGCCGTAATCCGGCCATTGACGTTGCCGGCGGTGAAGCTCGGCCGCGCCGCAGTACCATCGCTGTTCGCCTCGATGCCCTCGATCTGCACCGGCCAGGCCGCGTATTCGTGGCCCTGCCACCAGATCGGTTTCGCCGGTAACTGGTCGGCGTTGGCACCGGCGGCGGCCAGTTCCTGCGGGCTGTGCGGGATAGCGTGTCCGTGGAACCGGACCACCTCGGCGCCGAAGTCGCTGCCGTCGAGTTCGAACAGCACGACCTCGCCGCCGGGCTCCAGCTTCTGGATATCGGTGATCAGTGTCATGGATGGAATGCCTGTTCAAAGGTCGCGGTCAGCCGGTAGACCCGGCCGCCGAGGTTGACGGGCCGGTAGCCCGCACAGGTGTAGAAGCCCAGGCCGCCCAGGGGCGGCGTCCAGAGAAATGCACGCGCTCCGGTGTGGCGGTCCAGGAAGTCCATCGCGGCCTTGATGGTCGCCGCCGGCCCGGTGATGGAAACCGGCCAGCTCTGGGACTTGCTGTTCAGGCCTTCGCTCACCAACTGCTTGTAGCCGTCACCGAATTGCGCAGACCTGGTGGCGAAGGTGATGTCGCCCTCGCCACCGCTCTCGGTGGCCCAGGTGAAGGTTTCGATTGCCATGTGCCCTACCCGTTGATGGCGCGGCCGATCGCACCGTCACGCCGCAGATCACGCGCCAGGAGTTGTCGGTACTTCTGCTCGACGAACGTCCCGATGTCGCGACCGAACTGGTCCAGGCCAGGCTGGCTGCTGGAGACGTTGGCCGAACCATCCGAGGCAATGTTCACCTCGACGTTGATCTGCGAGCTACTGCCGCCCATAGCGCGCACACCGAGGGCCCCGGACGAGGTTCTGGTCAGCGGCATCACGGCCTCTGGCCCCGCTTCGCCCATCACACCCATGCGGCCGCCGCTCATGCCGAACGCGGTTGGCGTGCTGACCACGCTGTTGGTGAAGGCCCCACCAGTGGCGAACATCTGCACCCCGCCGGCGAACGCACCACCGTTGGCGAACAGCCCGCTGTTGCTCACCAGGTTGTCGACACCAGACTGCGCGGCAGCGTTTCCACCGCCGAAGAATCCGCCGAAGAGGGACGAAAGGGCCTGCGAGGCAGCGGCGCGCGTTGCAATCCGCGCCATGTCGGCCAGGATGCTCTTGGCGAAGTCGGAGAACGACAACTTGCCGGTCGTGGCGAAGGTAGCGACTGCATCCTCCATGGCGCGGAAGGCGTTGGTGAACAGGTCATGTGTCTGCCCTGCGACATTCCTGGCGCTTTCGAGATAGTCGTTCCAGGCTCCGCTCGCTCCGTTGCTCCAGTCTGACTGGGCAGCGGTCATCTGGTCGTAGTTGCTGACCACGGTGTCTCGCAGGTCCTGATGCACCTTTCTGAGCGCGGCCAGACGTTTCTCGTACTCCTCGTCCGACATTTGCCGACTGGGATCGGAGCGCTGGTTCTCCAGGTCCATCAGTTGCTGGTTGTAGCGGTCGTCGAGACTGTTCAACTGCTCGAAGCGGGACCGCTCTCGTCCGCCCATGCTGACACCGGCCGCAGCGCGCTCGCCCTCCAGGCGCAACGCATCGACCTGTGCCTGCAGCGCCTGCGTGTAGCGCTGCACCGACTGCTCCTGTCGCCGAAGCCTCCCCTGCTCGCTGAGTTCGATCTGGTTAAGCTGTGAATCTGCGTCCTGCTGCGCCTTGACCAACGCAGTCCTGGCGTCGGCGATGTTCTGGTCGAGTTGGATTCGCTGGGCTGCCGAGGTTCCTTGCTTCGCCCTGGCAGCCTCCAGCGCTGCGATTTCACGCTCGTAGGCATGGGTGACCTCATCCCGCTCCTGCTGGATGATCGAGATGCGCTGCTGCGCGTAGCTTTCCGCGCTGATCACGCCTGCGCGTTGGGATGCCTCCAATTCCTTTTGCGCGTTACGGTAGGTCGCGGTGATCTCGGCCAAGCTGTTCTTCGCAGCGTTGGCCGCGCGTAGGTCCACCGAACCGGCGGTTCCCTTCTGGTCCTTGTACTTGGCGTTGATGTTGGCGATCTCGCGATCGACGGTCGCCTGCCGCAGGCGGTCATCGTTCGGGTTCACCTCGCGGATCGCCTGTAGATCCTTCTTGTACTGCTCCAACTCCTTGGCGCGCTTCTGCTGGTTGGTCAGCGCCGCCCTGGAACGAGCGTCGATCCGGTCAATAGCATTCTGGGCGGCCTGTTCAGCCCGAGCGCGGTCGCCGGCGGTTCTGGCATCGTCCTCCATCGCCTTCTTCCGCTCGCGGAGCATGTCGAGCTCTTCGCGCAGGCGGTTCCGGCTCTCGTCGCGGTTGCCGACTAGGCCGAAACCACCTTGATCGAGCTGGGCAAGGCGCCGCTCCACGTCGGCGATCTGGGAGTCGATGTCCTGGCGACCAATGCTCTTGGCATCATCCCACGCGCGCTTCGCAGCACGTGCGACTCCATCCCAAGCACGCTCAATCCAACCCAGGTTCTCCAGAATCTTCGGGGTCCGCTGGTTGATTGCGTCAGCGTAGGCCTCAGTCGCCAGCTTCACCGCGCCGGCGTGATCCCCCTGCTCCTCCAGCGCCTTGATCTGCGAGTAGACGGATGCGGTGAGGTAGTTGTACTGCTCGTTCAGGGCCTTCGAGGCCTTCACAGGGTCCTCTCCCAGCCTCACGAACTCGGCGACGGTATCCCCCACCGCGCGGCCAGTTGCCTCTTCCATCGACAGCGCGGCCTGGGTGATGGCAACGAAGCTTTCGCTGGCCAGGTCTCCCTTGCCTGCCAAGGTGGCCAGCACTTCGGCAGCAGCTCCGGTCGTGCCAACCGTATTGCTGACTTGGCGCGCCATTTCGCCCAGTCCAGAGGCGCTGGTACCAGCGTAGTTGCCGGTCATGATCAGCGCCTTGTTGTATTCGCCCTGTTCCTTGCTGCCCAGGTACGCCGCCGCAGTCACACCACCGATCGCCGCTGCCAGCAGCCCAATCGGGGCCAGGACGCCGATAACACCGCGCGCGGCGCCGCCGGCGTTCACACCGATCTCGGCGATGTTGTGGGCGGCGACCCGCCAGTTACCGGTGGAGAGGGCGTTACCCAACTGCAACACGTTCTCGCGCGCTTCCTTGCTGATCAGCTCGAGCTTGTTGATCGCGCCGCCGGTCCCTTCGATGTCCCGCCGCTTCGCCGCGATCTTCTCCAGGCCTGCGGCCAATCCGGCGTCATCCAGCCCGCTGGCGGCGCGCAGCCCACGCAACGCGGCTTCCTGCTTCTCAAGCCTGGCCAACGCGGCGGTCACCGGATCGATGCTGTTGACCGTGCGTTGCATCGCTTCGATCTGACGGTTCTGCGCCGCGACCAGGCGCTGCTTCTCGGCGGCCTCCTTGGTTTCCGCTTTCTGCAACCGGTCATAGGCCGCACCCAGGCGATCCTGATACTGCGCTTCGTCCTGCAGCGTGGTCAGGCCGGCCTTGCGCGCCCGCTCGAGCAAGCTCTCGGCGCGAATCAGATCGTCGATGTTGGCGACGTTGCCGGAGAGCACCCGTTCCAACTGGCTGATGATGGATATCTCGCCAGCGGCACTGTCGTATACCTTCCGGCTGGCAGCAGCCTGGCGTTCACGCGCACCGGCCGCCTTGTCGACACTGCGGGCAGCGTCCTCCTCCGCGCGCGACACTCCCTTGGTGGCCTGCTCGAGGCCCTTGCTGGCGTCGGACAGGTTGTCGATTGCCTGTTCGGCCTGATCGGCGGAGTCGACCAGCTTGTCGAGGTCCTCGGCCGCCTTTACGGACGGGCTCGAATCGACCTTGATGCCCAGTTCGGCGAAGTTGCTCATCCCGACTTCCTCTGCTCGTGGAAGGCCTTCAGCGCAGCGTCTTCCATCACCCGGATATCCGCGAATACCGCGGGTTGCTCACCAGCGGCTACGCCGCACATCTGCATCACCACCGGCAATGCGGTGTAGTCCAGGCCTGTTGCGCCACACATGCCAGCCCGCCACTGGGTGCTCATCGCCTCGAAGACGATGAATGCCGTCCAGTTGCAGGGCCAAAGCTCCATCTGCTCGTCGCTTTCGTCGAAGTCATCCGGCGACAATCCGAACTGCGCCAGCTCCTGGGGGCTGGCTACAGGCCGATAGAGCTCCTGTGCGGCGCGCTTCAGTTTCCCAAGCGCCCTCTGCTGTAGGCGCTCTGGTAGGCCTCGAGGATGGCCTCGGGCACGCTGACCAAGGAGGACACCAGCAGCCGGACGTTGGCCTCGGTGAACGCCTCGTCGAACCCCCACCCGGCCACAACGGCTTGTACCTGCTCGACCTGGAGGTCGATCTGGCCCTTGGTGAACGCTTCCAGAGACTGCTCGCGAGTCTCCTCGACCAGGCGTTTGAACCGCTCCCCCCAACTGCTGTAGAGGTCGGCCAGCGCTTCACGATCTAGGTACTTGAAGGTGAATGGCACCTTGATGGACTCCCCGCCGAGGCGGGGAATCTCCACACTGGATTCGAAGGTGGGCGCCTGCGCGATGCTGAACTTCTTCGCCATGACAGTTCCTTAGGGGGCCGGGTTGTAGCGAACAGGGCGACCATCGAGAGCGATGGTCAGGGTCCGGATCATGATTTCGTTGACGTTCAGGGTCGGAGTGTCGCTGACCGAGACGTAGCCGTTGTAGAAAACCTCCGATCCGTTGCGCAGCGTCAGGCGGATAACCTGCAGCGCCTTACTCTGGTCCGCCGCCTCAATCACCGCCCACTGCGGCAAGTTGGGGTCGTCGGCGATCGGCATCGAGAACGACTGCGCGTTGCGGAAGGTAGGCAACTGGCGCTGGTCATCGTCCTCGAGGTACTGGTACTGGACGAACTGCTGCTCGCCGCCGGAGGTGGTCGGGTTCATCACCTGCTGGATCTGCTGCCAGGTGAGGACCTTCTTCGCCGAACCGATGCCGCCACCGGCCGGGTAGCGGATCACATCCGTGGTATCGATATTGCCCAGGGAGAAGGTGTCCTCGGTGGAAGCTGCGACCTTGACGGCTCGGCCGTTCAGGCCGGTCCAGCCGGACACCAGCGACACGACGTCACCGACCAGCAGGCCGTGAGCATCTGCGGTAGCAACCGCTGGCTTGGCGTTGGAGACAGCGGTAACCGGAATAGCCGGGCCGTAGGTGGCAGCAATGGCCAGCAGCGCGCCGTTGGGGAGGCTTGCGGACATGGAGTTTTCCTCGTGTGGAAATGAAAAAACCCGCTCATGGCGGGTGCTGGTGTGCCCAGGCGGGCGATCAGAAGATGTCGGCGCGATAGCCGATGGAGACTGGCTTGGTATCGGCGATGTCCCCCGATATCCAGGGTCCCGGCGCTGGGGGGCTCACCACCTGCACAGAGAAACCGGGGCGGGACAACTCGCTGTAGAGAGGGAACTGCTGACCCAACCCGGCGATGATGTCTGCGGCAACGCCGGTGCCCTGCCCACCAGGGACCACGATGCTGATCTGGAACACACCGGTGAAGCCCCGGTGGTAGCCGCCCAAGTCGCTACTGGTACTGCCAGCGGGCAGCGTGAAGCAGCGCAGATAGATGGCACCCGGCGTCGGTTCGAACGCCACATTCGGGTACGCGACCGGGATTCCCTTGGCCTTCGCCCAGACGTCCAGGCGAGCCTCGAACAGTTGCTGAATGATCTCGTGACTCATACCTGGTTCGCCCTGACGGCGGCCTCCACAATCTGCTGGAATTCAGCGATGGTCACCCGGACCATGCCAGCCGGTGCCTGGCTGGAGTGCCCGTACTCCAGCGGTACCGCATACGGCAGGTTGTTCACCAGGTAGGCGGTATCACCGAGCTTCAGCGGCTGGACCCCAGCGGTCACTGCAGAAATTGCCTTGCTGCCAGTCGGGTCGACGTCATCAATCTCTCCCGGTGCGGCCGTGCCAATGCTGAACTGCCAGTTGGCCCGAAAGCGCCCGCCAACATACCCGCGCCCGGCCACCATCCCGTTGACGTCGAAGTTCTGGTCACGCTCCGCCTTGGTCAGCGGCTTCGCGTGCTTCACGCCTCGACGTAGCTTCCCGTTCCTGGTGAAGTTGCTCGGATTCAGGTTGATCAGGGTGTTGCGAATCGCAACGTTCTCGTCGTAGCGGTCCGCCGCAGCACTCGCTCGCTGGCGGTAGGCGACGTTCGCGGCCCACCGCTCCGGGTCACCGACTGGAGATTTCTCGATCACCTTGACCGACAGGTCCAACATGATCCGCTGGTAGATCGCATCGCCGGCAGCCAAGGCTTGGTCGCGGAATTGCGCCACCGCTGCAGCGAAGCTGCCCTGGCGCCCCGAGTAGCGTTGACGCATGCGAGAGCCACGGGCCATGCGCTACCTCCTCGCTTGCGCGACGAAGCCGATGCCCAGGCCGGCATAATTCCAGGCTTTCGCAGTCACCACCTTGAAGGCCTCGCCGTCGAACTCGATACGGTCGCCGTTCCTCGGCGCCGGCATGTCCTGCCCCCCAAGCTGCACTGGAGACATGATGATCTCGACATCACCCTGTTGGATCAGCGAACCGTCGATAACCCGCACATCGTAGTCCTGGCGCATGCCGGAACCATCGAAGCGGCGCTCGATGGTTGGACTTCCACCGGTCGCCGGGTCGTACTCGCCCTGCTCGAACTTGGTCAGGCGTAGCTCAAGCCCCCTACCGCCCTTGCTCCGCGGTGCCAGCATACGAATGGCCATCGCCCGGGAACGGTCGTAGATATCAGCCATCAGCTCATCCTCGACACCCTGACGTTGAACATGCCGCCGCCGACGGTCAGCGCCTCCAGAAGCCGATCCACTGCAACGTGGCGCGGCTGCCCCTGGTTCACCGGATCGGCGTAGACCGTGGTGAGGGGCCCCACCGTCTCGGATTTCACAGCGGAGGCCTGCTGTACCTTGTCCAGCGGCCCGTCGAGCGCCAGCAGGGCCAGTTCGCACGTTGCGGCCTGCAGCTTCCGGTTCGGCCAGGCCAGGCCGGTGCGTGGAAACTCCAGCGGCTGGTCCGGGTCGACCTTCGAGCCTCGGAATTGATAGCTGCGGTCGATGTAGTCGGTCGCCCTGATCAGTGCCGAGGAGCGGCTGTCATTGGAGGCCGACGCCCAGGCAGCATTGCCGCGCTGAGCGTGATACTCGGTAGCCTGGTCGACGGAGACGTAGCTGTTGGCGCTGTCACCCTCAGTCATCACCGCCATTGGCTTTCTCCTCGGTCGCCTTCAGGAGCTCGCGCAGCGAATCGGGCGTGGCGCCTTCCGGCACCTCGACACCCAGTTCAACGAGACGCGCCAGCACCTGCTCGGCGTTCAACGGCGAGGGCTCCTGGGCCGCCTTCGCCTCGGCGAGCAGTTTCGCCAACGCAGCCTTGCCTGCACGCCCATCGAACGCGACGCCGAGGGCCTTCAGGTCAGCCTTGATTTCGTCGAGGGTGGGCTCGCCGTCATGGATACCCGGAGCCTTCGCAGCACCGTTGGTTTGCAGTTCGATCAGGTCGTAGGCCACCGAGTATGCCCGCGGCACCTCGCCGGCCACCGCATCGGCCTGTTCGAGGAAGTCACCCTGGCGATAGGCGAGCGGATCCCGAATCGTCAGCCCATTGCGCTGGGCGAACTCCATCTGGTCCGAGGTCGCCGGGCCAGCTACGAACCACAGAATCTTCTTGGTCATTGTCCACCTCATGAAAAGGGGGCCTGGCGGCCCCTCTGCGGTTACTTGCTCAGCACCAGAACGCCGGCAGTGTCTTTGACGCTGGTGGCGGTGCGCTCCCAGTTCGTCGCGGTGCCGATCGCGGTATCGTTCGGCGAAGCGCCGCCCGTACCGGTCTTCCAGGTGTAACCGAGCACGCCCAGGTTGTAGCTCCATTCGGCCTGGTAGACCGAACCCAGGTTCTCCTTGCCGGTAGTACGGTTCAGAACGGCGTCGAAGTCGTTGTTGCCGGTCACCAGCACCGAGCTCTGCACCAGGCCCAGGGAGCGGAACGAAGCTGGGTTGGCCTCGGGGTCGGCGCCAGCCGGCACGATCAGCGAGTCGGCGTCGGTCACCACGAACAGACGGCCGAACGGGTCGCGCATCACGTTCACGCCGTCGTAGGTGAACAGGTTCTCGGCGTTCGCAAGAGCGTTGTCGTAGAGATCGCTGACCACGCTGGAATGGAACACCCAGGCCGCGATGGCGTTGGCGCGGTCACCGAACTTGAACGCCGCCTTGTTCAGGGTGCGGAAGGTTGCGGTCTCGGTGGCGCTGCCATGGGTCGCGTCGGCGTGACCGCTGATTGCAGCCACCGCGCCTCGGATGGCGGAGTTCAGCATATCCGCGACACGTGCTTTGCCCAGTTGCTCACCGATGGTCAGGGTCGCCAACGCCGGGTTTTGCAACACCCAGTTGTACTGGGCCGCTTCATACTCGATCGGTGGCGTGCCGGCGGCGACCTTCACCGCGGCGTTGAGCAACTGCGTCAGACGAGTCGCAGCCACGTCGCCGTTGCCGTAGACGTTGCGGCGGCGCACCAGATTGGCGATCAGCTTGAAGCTGGCCTTGATGTCGAAGTCACCCTGCGCCGGCGCGTTCTGTAGAACGATGGTGCCGGCGGATGCCTGGTTGAATTTGTCGATCGCCTGGGCGACGGTTTCGGTCAGAGCCGTGTAGGTCTGCTTGTTGAATACAGCGAGATCGAAAGCCATGTGGCCTCCTTACTTGATCGTTTCGAGGTAGGCGACCTTCTCGGCCTCTGTCTTGCAGTCGGCGAGCGACTTGGCCGTGCTGCCGGAGGGCTTGCCGCCCGGGGGCGTTCCGCCGCCGGAGTGGCCAGAGCCCTTCAGGATCTGGTCGCGGTAGGGGTACTGGTCGACGAGAATCTCCAGCGCTTCATCGAAGTCGGCGGCCTCGCCGGGACGGGCCTTGCTGTACAGCTTGTTGCCGTGGGCGTCGTAGGCCACGACATTGCCGTCCTCGACTTTCAGGTGCTTGCCGAACACGGACTGCACCATGTCGGCCGGAACAGCCAGGCGGTCTGCCACGAACTTCGAGCGGGAGAAGCTGCCGCCGATCTTCTCGGCGTAGAGCTGCTGCTCCAACTGCTCCGCGCGCGTGGTGGCCTCGGTCAGCTTGGTGTCGTAGGCCTTGCCGATTTCAGCCTTCACCTTCTCGATCTCGCCGGCATTCACCAGCTTCTTCGCGTCGAGATTGGCGACGGTTTCCAGGGCTTTGCGCGCTGCGGCCGGGTCCTCGATGCCTTCGAAGTCCTTTGCGATTTTCTCGGCCTTCTCCGCCCGCTCGCGGTGCTGCTTGGCCTCTCCGTTCAAGCGGGTGATGGTGGCTCGGGTACCAACCGCATCGAAAGCGATCTCCTTGCCGTCATCCTCCACGTAAACCGGCTTGCCATCCTGGACCTCGGCGTATTGCTTGCCATCGACTTCGACAGTCTTCAGTTTCATCTCGTCTTTCTCCGGCCATCCGGCCATTGCGATGGGCCATCCGGCCCGGAAGGCGCCCCGCTCCATCCGAAACGCAGGCATAAAAAAACCCGCCAAGGCGGGTCGTAGGTTGTAATTTGATGCGTTCCTACCGATTGCAAATGGAACTCAAGATGAGCACCACCACGAACTCACTATGGAATGCACTGAGCCCCTTGATTGCAGCAGCCATAGGGGGATTTGCCGCGTTGGGTGGCCAACTGATAGCGACGAAATCGAGCGATCGCTCTATCGAACAAATTGCAGTCCAAAGTTGTATTCAGCGCATCGACACCCAGGAGGCGAAACTACGTGAGGTTGGCGAACGGCTCTTTGGAACACTCGGGGGCTTGATTGGAGCGTCGGTCGAAAACGATCAGCAATCCTTCAACAGTGCGGGCAAGGAGATCATCCGGGCCGCTTTCGAAGTGAATGCGTATGCCCCTCCCGAGCTCGCCCTTGCAGCCTTAACCATCGCGCAGCTGACACGACAGGGAATGACTGCAAGCACGCCAGAGCAGCAGGAAACAGCGATCCGAGCAGCATTGGCTGGCTACAGGCTCTGGCCCCAGCAGTACCGAGAGCAGATGGGCGAGTTCGATAAGCTACGACACTCCTGCGAGAGCAGCAGGTTAGCGAACTCCGACTGACTCCCTAAGTTGAGCCAGGCTCAGCGGGTTGCCCCGCTGGTCCAACAGGTCGCTCAAGGTGATGACGCCTCGGCGCCAGAGGTCGGCGCGATCGGGCCCCAGCTTCTCGTCCTGGAAGGCCTTCGACTTACCCTTGAGCCATGTCTCGAAGTTCAGACTGGCCGGCACCTGGCCGTCCATCGACGCCCGGGTGCTCTTCACCTCGTCGACGTCGATACCCAGCTCACGCATCGTCTTGAGCCAAGGCAGAGTGGTACTACGACACCCCCAGTGCCGCGGGCAACCTTGCTTGTACGGCAACGAGTGCCCCACAGGCCTGAACTGAAGATCCCAAGTCTTCTGGTCGTAGACCATGCAGATTTCAGTGGTGTGCGAGTCCAAGGTGCTGAGCTGGCGATACCCTTTCACCGGGCCATTCTCCCCAGAATTGGCCTTGTAGACCTCCATCCTGGCGCCATTGGCCACCGCTTGGGCGCTGTTGTGGACCAAGGTCCTCGCCGCGCGCTTGCTGACATCCATGAAGCCCTTCACCGGCGGTTGGTCGCCCCGAGCCCGGCGGCCGACGATCTGGGTGACCATCTGTTCCGTGGTCTCGCCGTTCACGAAGCCATTGCGCACCACACCGGCGAACCGGAACGACACATCCGCAGCCTGCTTGAGCCACCATTGCTTGGTCGGCGCGCCCTCGATGAGCGTATTCGCAACCACAGCGCTGAGTCGGTTCTTGCCGACGCCGAGCATGATTGGCCGGCTCACCAGACTGTTGATTGAGTTCGACGCGAAGCCTCCTTCGATGACCGCGAGTTGCCGCAGGTTGGCATCATGTGCCGCAGCGATCTCGGTGTACTGCGCCTTGATTGCCTTAGCCGCCTCGTCGAGGATCGCATTGACCTCCTTAACGTTCTTCAGCGGCAACCGGCGGCCCTGCAGCAGCTTCACCAACTCCTCGGCGAGTTCGGTGATCTTCTCCTCGACTTCCTTCGACATACCCGCCGTGGCCCTGATCAGGTCGATACCATGGTCGGTATACAGCTCCGCCAGCAGCACCTCCAAGCGAGTCATATCGCAGGCTCCTGGTTGCGGATCCGCTCCTGCTCCGACTCCCAGTCCAGGTCCTCGGCAAGCATGCCGCGGCGCTGGGCCTCGTTGAACAGGGTCTGGTCTGACAACGAGCCGCCGTCACGCATGCGCTGCAGCACACCCATGGTCTCGGCCGGAGCATAATCCGGGTCGAGATTCGGCTGGAGCTGCACGGTGCCGCCCTCGGCGCGGTTGTTCAGTGCGAGGGAGAAGTACGACAGGAACAGCACCAGGCTGTCCTGCAGGCCCTGGCACATCATCGCCAGTTTGCTGGTCTCCTTCGCCGATTCCTCGCCAGACTGCTTCGCCGTCATGACCTGGGTGGACTTTTCCACCAGCTTCGCACCGGCCTGCCGCATCTCCTCTTGCAGTGAGTCAAGCTGTTCCCGCGCGGTCTTGATGGCGGCGCCGGTGTGCTCGACGTACTTCATGTCGGCTTCCCGAGGCAACTTCACCGCGGAGCGCGCGCCGATGGCCAGCTCGTCGCCGGAGTCGACACCAGTCATCACCAGGATCGGCACGCAGGCGACATCAACCAGACTGTCCAGGGAGGACTGGATCCACCAGTGCTTCGCCACCAGGTGGGCGAGTTCGAGCAGCGGTGGCTTTGCTGTGAGGAACCCGGTACGCGCGGTGTAATACGGCACCAAGGGGATGAAGCCGAGCGTGTACGGGGTGTCCGTCACCATCTCCCACCCGTCCTTGCCCTCCTCGAACACACGATGCCGGTGGGGCTCGATCACGCGGATCTGCTCAACGGTTTCGTCGGTGAACTCGTCCACCTCCTCCACCCGGCACGTCCGGAAGCGGAACTGGGTCAGGCTGTCGACACCAGCAACCTTGCCGGTCTTCCACCCCAGCACCTGGCCAGGCTCGATCAGCACCCCGTAGGGCCTGAAGCCGGCTTGTTGCTCGGCCTGCCGTGTGTTCGGCAGATCCTCTGGCCGTTGCGGTATCTCGACCAGGGCGAACTTCAGGCCATACTCCAGCCCGCCGCGGAACCAGTCTTGGGCGAACACTTGCAGGTCACGTCCCTCCGTATCCACGTCGGTCAGCAGGTCGGCGATCTCCTGCGGCACGTCATCGCCGATCACGACCGGCTTCGCAAACACTCGCCCCACCATGGCGCCGACCGTTTCCTCGAACGCGGGGTGCAGCGTCGCCAGCTTCAGCCGCGCTTCATAGTCCTCCCTCGTCTCGAGTTGCCGCTTGGGCAGATACGCCTCCCCCGCCTCGCGCATGGCCGAGGTGCCGCCCTTGATGCAATCGATCAGCTTCCAGTGCTCGCGCATCTCCTCGACAGCAGCGCAGCACTGGCAAACGGAATCGCTCATGGTCAGAACCTCAGGGTGGTAACAACGGCCGCAGGTCGCTCGACCGGGAATTCCTTGTGAATGAAGTAGCCCGCAGCATCGTTGGGGTGATCGATGTCGGCGGACTTGTCCGGCTCACCGTTGGTGCCCCAAACCTGCTGCTCGAGGGCATCGGCGTAGGTCGGGCAGCGGTCGGGATTGACCCGATACCGCCGCTCGCCCTTGGCGTTGCAGAACATGGCGTTCATGGAGTTGATCCGGTCCTTGACCGGAGGGTTGGCGGCGGGCGCCGAGACGATGAAGCCGGCCTGCTTGAGCAGCGCGATATCGGTCTCGCTGGCCCGGACGGACTTGCGAGAGTCGCCGGAGGCGTCGGGGTAGATCCTGATCTGGCGGGTCGGTCGGTAGTCACCGTCGGCGTACAGCCAGAACCGCTCCTTGATCTGGCGGATCATGTCCGGGGTGTCGTACCCGTTGACGATCTCGTCGACCGCATGCGGCAGGCCCAGGCGCTTCACATGCACCACGGCGGCCATCTTTCCGACGTTGAAGTCCATGCCCACGAACAGCGTTTCGCCGGGCTGTACGGTCTCCTGCGAGGCGTTGAGGGTGCGGTCGTAGGCGGTGTAGATCGTGCCCGACGTCAGGTTGACGAACTGGCCGCGCAGGTACGCCGCGATCAGTTGCGGCGGGTACGACTCCATCAGCGAATCGATGTAGTCGTCCGGCAGATTCGCCTCGTTGTCGTAGGTGCTGGCCTGGACCAGTCCATACAGGTCCTGCAGGTGCGGCTTCTCGCGCAACTGCTTCACGAACTGCTGGAAGACGAACTTGAAGCCTTCCGGGGTGGTGGTGACGTCGACACGGTTGCGCAGGCCGTCCACCTTGTAGCGCATCCGCGCGATGATCTTGCGCCAGGCCTGCTGCGCCTTGACCAGCGACAGGACGTCGAGCTCGTCCACCAGGGACCGGCCGACCTTGAAACCGACGATGGTTTGCGGCTTCTCCATGGAGCGGCAGATGATCGTCGTGCGGTAGGCGCTACCACTGAAGAGGTGAACCTCGTGGTTCGCCTGGTTGATCCTGGTCCGCAGCCCCCAGTCGAAAGCCACCTCCTCCATCGTTGGGTAGAAGATGTCGCGGATCTGGGCGTAGGTCGGCGCGAAGTAGCCGGCGTTGATGCGCGGCCATTCCCAGGCGTGCTGGGCGAGCCCTGAGCAGCCCACCCAGGTCTTCCCACTGCCAAACCCCGCAATAAAACCGCAGAACTTGTGCGGCATGGCCAGGAACTTCGCCTGGGGCACGTTAAGCGTCGGCATCGCGGACCCTCGCATCGATGATGGTCACCGCGACGCTGGTTGGCGGCGCTTCGTCCTCAGGGTTCTCCAGCAGCTTCAGTTCGGCGCGCTTCTTCGCAACATCCAGGCGCTTGAGCTCCAGGTCGAGCGCGGCAGACTCGGTGCCGACGTGCCGGCTCAGCAGTTCCAGGTTGCGTAGCTTGTCCGGCCACTTGACCTTGCGGAGCACGCCGGCGATGCGGCGGTCGTCTCCGCGGCCCTCGAACAACTCGGCGATTTCGATGCCGGACAGGAACTGGCGCCAGGCCTTGGGCCAGTCGCGGATAGACCGGAACGATCCGTCGTCCTCGAGGATGTCGAGTACGTCCATCTCGTCGATCTCGCGCAGGCGGCGGATCACATAGTCGGCCTCGACCTCGGTGCGCTTCGAGCGCTCGGCCATGGCGGCCTGGATGGCCTGGGCAACCTCCGGCCGCTGAAGCAGTTGATAGCCGATCTCCGTCGCGCGCCGGGTGCTGTACCCTGCGCGGATCGCGGCCTGCGTCGCGTTGAGATCTATCAGGTACTCGTCGACGAACAGGCGCTGTTTTTTGGTCAGCGCCATGAGAATTTCCTAGAAAATTATTTCCCAAAAAGCATTAAAATATCGATCTTCTTTCACCACTTATAAAGCCTCTTCACAAAATAGCTTATAATATTTTCTCGACAAACCTACAACGACGGAGAGAATGCATGAGTCAAACGCCCACCAACATTGATACGTTCAATGCCGTAGTAGGGGCCATATTTTCTGAGCTTTACTTAAGCTTCCCTCTTCCACAGGACCTCAACGAAGGCAGCGTTAGGAAAATCTTGGAAAAAGAAGGGGATGACTGGCTTACCACTTTCTCAAGATCTGAAGGCTTCTTCCGATCAACAATGGATTGGCTAATTCAAGCCGACTACATTTGGCATGAAGGAACACAGAGTGAGTTTGCAATGCGGTATTGTAGATGTGTTCTATCTCCTAAAGGACTAGAAAGCTTAAAAGCTACTCCTACAGGAATTAGCGGAGCGTCCTTAGGCGAACGAATTGCCGAAGCATCTAAAGCGGGCACACTAAAAATTTTGGGTGATTTTGCCAGCCAGTCCCTCGGTATCGCATTGAGCATGGCTTTTAGGTAGCGTCCTTAGCTCTCACAATATCAGCCAGATTCCTCCGCGCGCGGCACACAAGACCGAGCAGGATTGCTAGTACTAGGGTCAGCCAGAGCGAGTCGAGCAGGTCAGCCGGCGGCATTGGCCTGCTCATCTCTAGCTCTCAGAATATCGGGTAGGTGGAGGCCAGCTTCACGCCAATATGACACGCGAAAGCAAGGAAGATCGTCCTGTTACGCCATCGATAGAAGAACCCGGTCTTGTCGCCGATTTCTTTGGTGGCTTCGAGGACCTTCGAGAAATCTATGCCTGGGTTTCCTGCACATAGCTCAAGGTAGCGAGCGTTCATTTTTAAGAGGTGGATTGTCCAAGCGATTCTCTTGAAGCCTAGCCACGCAGACAGGACAAGCACCAGAAGCGGCAGGAGCAACAGAGTCTCTTCATTCCAGCCCAGCTGTGCATACCTCTGCGTCTGCGCAAGGTATGCAGATGCGGCCAGGGTTGCCCCCAGCACGAACTGGTCGAAATTTAGGCTTCCCTTGTAGTAATGGTCATCTAAAGCAGTCACTCGCGGATCTTCAATCATGCTTGGCTCCCCGCCCTATACGAAGTGGGGATATTACCGCGCTACCATCTTGTCCGTCTCAGCGTGCGCGTGCCCTTGAAACAGGCCAACCAGCGCCGTGCGGAAGTCCGGCCTCCTTGGCAGCATCAATCGCTTTCACCAAAGCCGTATCGAACTCTGCCACCACATGGACGATATCCATGCTTACCGGAAGCTCATGGCGAATTCGCGTGACTTTGCTCATGGCTACTCCCGCGCCACGAAAAGGCGCTTAACGATTTCGTGGCGCGGACTCTCTACCGGTTATGAGTAACCCATATATGCGGCTATGCCGGTGGCTATCACTGCGATCGCTATCTGCATTGCGTAATCTACAAACCAGGTAATCACCTTCTTCCAAAGTGGCCTGCCAGGCTCAAAGATTGCTGCATCTGCGACGCGCAGCTTTTCAGCCTCACAATCTTTGGCGTCGAGAACTCCAATCCGCTTACCGCGAACGAGTTCTGAGTCTTTGGTTTTGCATCTTTTAAGATTGGCGCGCCCAACGTCTTCCAGGTCAAACATTGGCATATATGGCCTCCGCTACGGCAATAGCAAGCGGTCAACTGAGCCTCAGGATGGGCGCGATGTTGCCCTTGTTGCGGTAGACCAGCACCAGCAGCACCAGCAGGACCGCCAGCAGGTAGGGCGATATCGGCGTTGCGTGGCGCGCCATCAGCACGGCCAGGCTGATCGACAGCGCCTGCATGCCGGTCCCAGCGGCGAGGATGTACGCGCAGAGCGAGACGCCGAACCGGTACGTGGCACCGTGGCGCTGGTACGTGAAGATGCGGCAACTGATAGCGCCGCAGACGGCCGCAGCCGCCAGGGTCACCAGATCAACCATCTTTCCGGCCTCCGATCATGCCGACGATGCGCTGCAGAACGATCTGGAGCCATGCCGGCGCGCGGCCACCAATCATCCAGTCGAGCACGCCGATCAGGATCGTGACGATCAGCGCGGCGGTGACCAGTGCGGGCAGCCCGGAGAACTGGGTCGCGCCCCGCCCGACAGCCTCGGTGGCGGCGTAGTAGCCGCCGACCCAGGACGCCAGCAGGTAGCCGAGGCGCCTGGCCATGGTCAGGTCGTGAGCCCAGAGCACGAACAGCAGCGCGCCGGCGAAGCCGCCGATCACCGCATTGACGTCGACTCCGGGGATGATCTCGGTGGCAGTGAGCCCGACGGCGCCGGCTGCTGCTACTGCTCCGCTGCTCGTCGGTTCAGCCATGTGGTACTCCAGAAACGAAAAAACCCGGCGCCAGGGCCGGGTTTTCGGGGTAATCTGTTGATTGGGTGCAACTGTGCACAATGGCAAAACGATACCCAAATGCTCGCCAAATCGTCAAGCGACCCGTTTCAGGCGCTCCCGCTGGGCCCAGTAGGCCGCCACGCGGTCATGGTAGCGCTGATGGACACTGGGGCATTCCAGGATGTCCTCGCCCCACTCCTCCCGGTATGCCTCCCCGTACCGCTTCATCCTCGCCGCCCACCGCGCCAGCTCCTGGTCCGACATCCTGCGCAGACGTTCCGCCAAGCGCTGCTGGTGATGCTCCCGGCGCTCGGCGTAGGCCTCGGCGCGCTGCAACGCCGCCACATCGCGGTCGACCTGGTGCCAGCGCCAGCCTGGCCCCCTCCGCAGGCCGCACTGCTTCGCCACCACCTCGGCGACCGGCCTCAGCGCCTGGGCATCCAGCTTGTCGACGTGGCGCGCCAGCCGCTCCCATGTGCTGGCGTAGTCGCGAGCCCAGTGGCTGGGGTCGATGCGGCAGCCCAGGCGCTCCTCGATAAACAGGCAGACCTCGCCCGGGCGCAGTGTGTCGCGGCCATTGACGGCGCGCTTGTGCGAGTTGATCGCCGCCAGCGCCATCCAATACGCCCGCTCGCCCTGGCGCTGGGTCAGTTGGCCGAGGCCGGAGCCGATCCACACCAGGCCGTGGGCGATCGCCACATCGTCACCATTGGCCAGCGGCGAGTACAGCGTGTGGCCGAAGTGCTGCAGCGGCTTCGGCAGCGAGCGGATGGCAGCCTGCACCAGGCCGGCGGCAAGCATGTGGGCGCTACGCCCATTGGTGTCCTTGCGGTCGGGGTGCGTCTCGTTGGCCACCCGGCCCTTCTTGCCCAGCGCGGCCTTGTCGGCCGCCACCGCCAGCACTGAGCTCCGACTCTCGTAGAAGGCGTCGTGCCAAGCCTGGCGCGCGCTGATCAGTCTCATTTCGACTCTCCCCTGTAGTTTCCTGTAGTCACCGCTGCGCTCCCTGGGCCATCAGCGGAACAATCTTCACCTCGACACGCGGCACCTCGGCGTACCGCTTCGCGAGCATCACATTGACGACCTGGGTGTCGTCCTTCCACGCAACGCCGTTGAGCGCGTCACACACCGCCTTCAGGCAGTTGTCGGCATCGCATTTCACGGTGGGCATGACCTCGCCGATCAGCGCCATGGCCTGGCGCTTCTTCGACCAGGACCGCGGAATGGGGTGGAACATCCGCAGTTCGATGAGCACGGGGCCGGCGATCAGGGATCGACCTGCGAGTGCTTCCTGGGCGGCCATGGCCACCAGCCCCTCGTAGTTCGCCGTCTTCGCCGGCGTGAACATCCTGGCGTGGGCGCCGACACGACCGATACGCGGCCTCCCCTTCCCCACCGGCTCGCCGGGTACGGTGAACATCACCGGGCGGAGGTCATGCATCACGGCGCACCTCCGGCGCTTTCCGGCGTATCTTGGCCAGCAGCAGTTCCCGCGCCTGGGCGCCACTGAGTCCATCCAGTCCCTGGGCTTGCATCCGGTGGAGCAGTTGCTGCTCGGCAAGCTCATCGGCGCGCTGCAGCTCCGACTTCTGGCTGTCGAGGCCAATCTCCTTGGCGACCTTTCCGTCCAGCGGCTCACCAGCCTCGAGGCGTCGGACCACTACGGCATAGTTATGCTCGAACTCAGCGCGAAGTCGCTTGTCGCCGTACTGGGCCCGACGAAGCTCGAACAGGCCTGTGAGTTCGGCAGCCACCTTCACGACCTTGTGGCTGTAGCGCTGCTCCAAGGCTTCGTACCAGGCGCCCTCGGCGCTCGGCAAACCGTCGATCTTGCGGCACAGCCGCAGGAACTCCTTGAGGCTCGGAGGAAAGTCCTGATCCAGCACCATCCGCTGGAGGCCTCGGTCGACCTGCATGTCGCTCAGGTGCTTGATACCGGTCAGCCAGACTCGCTTGGCGAGCGTCTCCGCACGACGTTCCCCGTAGTGCTTCTCGTACCAAGCCGGATAGCTGGTTTTGAGGGTAGCGAACACGCGTTTCACCGCCCTGCGCGCCTGGGCGTCAAGTTCGACCAGATTCTCGATCTGCGGCTCACCAGTCGTCGTCGTGGAGGATGTCAACAGCGTTGCGCGAACGTCGTGCAGCGGGTCGCTGACGTGCTTGGGTGTTTCGTCCGTCGGTTTGCTCATGGCGGTGCTCCGCATGCGGTGCTGTTGCCATCCGGTGGCGCTCCAGCAAGAGTTCATCGAGAAAATTTCGGTAGTACAGGGGGGAGTCAGGCGGGGCGCCGAGCTTGGCTTCGGCGATCTCCATTGCCGCGAGCATCTGCTCCGCGGTGACACCGCGCTCGACCCAAGAGGCGAACAGCGGCATGGTCCTGGCGGTCTGCACCGCGTGGATCTGGAATCCGCGCTCGCGGATGAAGAACTGGCACCACTGTCCCGCAGTGGCCGGATCGGCTGGGCATTCGCGCACGCACGCGTTAGGTGCGGTACGGTTATTACCGGATACCGGAGGTGTGCCCACTTTTTCACTTTCACCCCCTCCCACATATCTGCCCTCTTTTTCCGGGAAAGCCGCGTAGTTACTGGGCTCCGACCCTTCCACATAACTGCCCGCTTCATCTGCCCACTTAGTGCCCACTTTTTTTCGGACGGATTGATCCCGTGAAGCCTTCGGCAACTCAAAAATCAGGCGCCTTTCGGCCAAGTTGGGGCCCACCAGGCCCACCTTCTGCAGCCAGACCAGCGCCCGCCGCAGTTCCTTTTCGGAGGGCTCCCCGCCCTTGATGCCCTGGTGCGGCTCGACGTAGAGCTCCTCGGCAATCGACTTCCAAGAGATCCCGCGCCGCTCTCCGACAACGCCTGTTGCGAAGTCCACGAACGGGCGCACGGCGAACACGTAGATCTCGCGGGCAAGCATGGGTAGGCCGCGGAGCGCCTCCCGCTCCTCGTCGTTGATCTGGAAGGACGCACGGCTACCCCTGAACAAGGCGCGGCCAGCGCATCTGGTCGATCATCCGCAGCGCCTCATCTGTCGCCGCCCTGGATTCGGAGAGCTCCCGGTGGGCCTCCTGCAGTTCCTGGTCATCGGCGCCGTCGACGAGATTGGCAACAGCCTGCTGCGCCTCACCGTTCTCCTTGATGAGTGTCCGGAGCATGCAGAGCACCTCCGGCCGCTGGCCGGCATCCCCGCCGATCAAGCGCACCGACACGCCCAGCGGCGTCAGGATGTCGCCCAAGGCCTGGACCTTCAGGTCAGTCGGCAGCGCCGCGAGGATGCTGGGAACGAAGTTCGCCGGCACCAGGTTGGTGTCCTTGGTTCCGTCGTCGAACCAGCGGAACACTCGGTCGGCGTTGACCTTCATCCGCTCGGTTGTATCGCGTGTTGGCGGGTCGAAGACAATGCCGGTGACCAGCGCTCCCTGGATGCGCTCGTGCACCTCCACGATGTGCTGGACGACGGTCTCTCGGCTCCACCCCTCTCGGCGGCGCCATTGGTTCACCACGCCGAGCAGCGTGGAAATCAGGGTGTGCGATTCGCTTCGCATGACGTGGCGGCTCCTGGCCAGTAAGATGTGCTCAGGCAGCCGCACCCCATGGGAACGACGGGCACAGTTCGCTTCGGAGGACCCGACCAGCGGTGAGCGCCTCGATCTCAACTGCACGTTTCGCGGGGATTGGTCGAACGCCTGAACACCATTGACTTACGGTGGGCGCTCTCACATTGAGCTTTCGCGCCAACTCGGCCCGACTGCCCAACAGCTCGGCGGCCTGGCGCACTGCTTCTGCTGGAGTCATGTCTCTTCTCCGGGGAATGTTGGAGAGAGAGCAAGGCACTAGCTAATCACAGGCAAGCCATTGCCTAATCACACTACAACTGACGTTAAATTAGGCAATGCTTACCGGACCCCAACTCGGCGCCGCTATTGAGGCCGCCAGACTCGCCAAAAACATGTCGAAAAAGGCTCTCGCAGAGCAGTTCGGCGTGAAGCCCCCTTCTGTCCAGGGATGGATCAACACCGGCAGGATCGATAAAGCGAAACTGATCGAATTGATATCGTTCTTCTCAGGCGTCGTTGGCGCAGAACACTGGGGATTAAGCGAAAAGGAGGCGGAGCTTATTGCGCCAGGTAGTTCGCCTCAGCGCCCTGGCTCATCGGCCGCGGAAAAGGTGATGGAGATGCTCCAGCGCCACGGTAAAGGGCTGAGCGGCGAAGCTAAGGAGAAAATCGCGCAGGCAGTAGCCGAGTCTCTCGATGGCGATCAATCGACGACATCGAACGTGATTCACGCTGACTTCAACCGCACCACTCTGGTGAAAGGAAATACGATTTCGATCGCCCAGTACGACGTGCGCGCTGCCATGGGTGGCGGCCAGGTACCGGCCGAGTACCGCGAGTTCGTCAGGAATCTGGTGGTCGACAAGGTCCAACTGGATGACCTTGGTCTGAAGTACACCGATCCGGCCAACCTCAAGATCATCACCGGGTGGGGCCAGAGCATGCTGGGCACCATCGAGGACAAGTCCCCGATCCTCGTCGACGTGGGCATCACCGACTTCGTCGAGGAAGGCGTCTACGTCTTCACCTGGCTGCAGCACCTGTTCGTGAAGCGGGTGCAGATCCACGATGCCGAGCACTACCTGCTGGTGTCGGACAACAAGTCCTTCGAGCCGCAGAAGGCACGCATGGAAGACGTCCATTTCCAAGCCAAGGTGCTGGGCGCCTGGAATTTCAGAAAGCTTTGACAGGCAAGGTAATCTGGCGGAGTGGGGATTTGTAAAGCGACGAGCATGGCCAAGACCAGCATACATGCCAGGTGCTGCTGGTGTGGAATGCGAAAAGGTTGTGATGGACACCTGACGTTCAAGGAGAGAAGCAATGGTCGACTGGCACGCTGAATTTGGGAAAAGTCGGATTTTCCACGAGAAGCGCATAGACCGAAGGTCTGTCGATGCGCTCTCAGGACTGGCCGCTGGGATCACTGCTGATGGGCATATCAATCAGCATGAGGCCGAGTTCCTACAGGATTGGATCGCTACGAACTTGATCCATCTTGACGATCCAGTGACCAACCTCCTCTACCGGAGGCTCTCAGACATGCTGTCCGATGGCGTGTTAGACGCTGATGAGTCTGCCGAACTGCTTGAGATTCTTAGAGGGTTTGGTGGCCTCTCTGCTTCCAAGCCGAAACCAAGCGACAATGCCTTTACTCCATCGAATGCTCTTCCGCTCAACAATCCAGCTCCCAAGCTTGAGTGGTCGGGTCATCTCTACGTTTTCACTGGCGTCATGGTCTACGGCCCCAGAAAGCATTGCGAAGAGATCGTCGTCAACCGCGGCGGGGGAATAGCCTCAGGCATCAGCAAAAAGGTGCACTACCTGGTCGTCGGCGAGATAGGCAACGAGCAGTGGCTACACAGTACGTATGGAACCAAGATCAAGCGAGCTGTCGAGCTGCGCGAGGAAGGCCATCCCATCGCAATCATCAGCGAGAAGCACTGGCAAGCCTCGATGTTCAACCTGATCTAGATGAAGCGTAGCGTCATCGTATATGGGTTACAGGCTCACAAGCACCGCATCATAGGCAAGGTCATATGGCATTGGAGGCGGCATTGGATAGGAGATCGCTTTGGTTGTGTTTATCGCTTGCCTAGCAGCTTCCCTTTTGGACCCATTGGTGTTCGTCCTTTGCGCGGCTATCGGGTTCTTCATCAAGAGCAGAATCTCGGTACTGATCTCTGCTTGTGTATATGTCGCTATCACGCTTGCCTTTTCAGGCAGTATCCCAGCCAGCGAGAACCCTACTACTCTCCTTCTGGCCAAAGCAGCAGCAGGCGCCATTTTCTGCCTGCTTGGCATGGCCATCAGGAGATTCACTCTAAGACGCCGCAGATCGAATCTTTCCAAAGGAGCCAGGTCATCTGGCGGTGTATTGATCTCTAACCCATGCCGCAGGAGTACCGGAAAATCATGGGGTAGTGACCGCCCGCCTGGAGGCCGTGCCCCCACTCAAACGCGGCCTTATCGTTTACTCCCCCGGCAGTCGTGACAGCATGATCTAGGCCTCAACCAGGGCTGCTGCTCAATGATCCGTATGTCTACCTCAAAGAGGTGCTGACGCGGCTGCCGACGTTACGGCCGAAAGACATCAGCCAGTTGCTGCCGCATCAGTGGGTACTGATCTAGCTTATGTGATCTATTGTCCCCTGTGAAACATATATAAATCACACTTGGTAGGTGAGGGAAATGGATATTCGTCTGGAGATTTTAGCGCTTGAACAGCTGTTGCTAGATCCGGAAGCGAGAAAGAATGATCGACTGCTTAAACAGCTGCTTGCCGAAGACTTCGTTGAATTTGGAGCTGTCGGCAAAAGCTGGACGAAAGTGGAGGTGATCGTGGGACTAAAATCCCAGACTTGGATCAAAAGGACAATCGAGGATTTCAAACTGCGTGTGCTTGCAGATGGTGTCGCGTTAGCAACGTACCGATGCCGTCATCAAAATGCTAATGGCGATGAGTCGTTATCAATGCGTAGCTCTGTTTGGAAAACCTACGAAGATGGTTGGCACATGGTATTTCACCAAGGCACGAGGGTCTCCGAGTAGATGTCGGTACCAAAGCCAATGTGCATGAGGCGGTACCTCACACATATGAATCGATTCTTTTGCTGATACGGCTCAACCTAAGTAAAGGTGTATTGGCCGTACGCTTACTGCCAGTATAGATATCAAGGATTAGCGAATGAATGCTCGTATCGAAATCACGGTCAACCCAGGAGAAAATGAACGCTCGGCTATCCTTAAACCCTTACGGGCTCATAATTTTTCTAAAGCGGGTGATCCAAAATCGGAGTCAATCGCTCTGCTAGTCCGCGATGAGCAAACCAACGACATCATTGGGGGGCTTTACGGTGAGATATTTTATCGTTGGTTATTTATCGAGTTGCTAGCCATACCTGAGGAAACGAGGGGGCAAGGCACGGGTTCACGCCTAATGAATATGGCGGAAGACGTCGCGCGTGAAAAGGGCTGCGTTGGAATCTGGCTCGATACCTTTGACTTCCAAGCACCAGCTTTCTACCAACGACATGGTTTCACCGAGTTCGGTCATCTCGATGAGTTCCCACCACAGCATAAGCGTTTCTTTTTCCAGAAACGATTGGTCTAACGTGCTGCTTTAAAATTTTTTCCGAAAGACCTGCTACGCGTCTGCTCACTGAAACGCTGAAAGGCGTGAGTAAAATTTTCGTTAGCGGGTGGGATCCGCTTGGTAAGGCTGCAAATGGCGTCCACTTGAATGTGATGGGCGCCATAGTTAATAGCCGTAGCAAAAAGTCAGGTTTGTTAGCCAGACGGTTACAATCCTACAGCCGCTTCTCCATAAGGATGGTGCGCTCCTCCCCATGAAACTCGTCGCGGATTTTCTGATAACCCAGCACGGCATAAAACCTTTCAGCTGTAATCGACGATGGCACACGTAGAGCTTCAATTCCTGCGCCGGCAGCAGTCGTATGAACTACATCCATCAAGTGCCTCCCGATACCGCCTCTCTGGTGAGCTGGGTCAACAAAAACACTTCTGACGACATCACCGTCGAGACCGGCAGTGCCAATAATGTTTTCGCCCAGTAAGGCAACGAAGACCCTACGCTTCGTAAGCTGCGTGGTAATGGCTTCAGGAGAAAAGCTCTGCTCAACCTGAGCGATCACGTCAGGTGGATAGTCCTGTGAATTTGACTCACGCAGGGCGGCTATAACTACGCGGCTTATTGCTGCTGCATCTCTGCTCGTAGCGGGACGAACGTGGCATTCCATGTTGATACCTCAATCCTAAAGGATTACAGCTTAGCGCATCGCAGTATGCCCTCCCCGAACGCTTACCCTGCTTGATGCGATGCCGCGTACTCATCCTATCCACTCATGCGACGACATTGCCAAGACGCGCAGATTGATGACTATCAAGAAACGACTTGGCCGCATCGTTGTAGCCGGGCTCTATGTAGATGATTTGGTCTCGTCAGCGCACAGCGCTCTCAGCCGTACCCACGACCGATAGCGATTCGGAGCCCGCTACGCGCGGGCTCTCCTTCCGCTAGATCCTCATGTAGACGCTGAACCACCATGTCCAGCTCCTGCACCAGTTCAATCCCATCGACCACTTCAACGCCCTCCTCGTCTCCCGCCTCCCAGGTGAGCGTAACCACTCCATCCTCCCCCAGCGACATCTCGAGTCCATCGGTTTCGGCCAACTCCTCCAGCACATGCTGCCAGGCCTCTTCCGAATCCCCCTGCGCCTTCCAGATTGACGCCCTGCGCTCCGCCTGAGCCTGCGGGCTACTGATCATCGCTGATACCCGGAGACGCACCTTCTCCACTGGCGAGACCTGTCCTTTTCCTTGGGTGCTCTTCTGCACAGCCATCCTCCAGTTACTGTTTATTCATACAGTATTTTCTGACTCAAAAATCTGCAAGCCCGCTTCGCTCACCTACAGATAGTTAGTGCGCAAACTTAAAAATTAGGCATTAGCTTACTTTTCACTTAACGCCAGCAACACACCGCCGGCCAGGCCACCGAGCCGACCGCTCTTTAACAACCCGCGCCATGAACGACTACCCGGCACCGCCGGTTAGGTCAGCCCGAGCTGCCTCCTGGCGGGCGAAAGAAATCCAGGGGAAACAACCAAGCCTGCCTCTACGGCGACCGGCGATCCGACAGGCCCGAAAGCCTGCCAACGCGCAGACAACTGCGACGGCGGACGAAGCGAAATGCTGAACCGAGCGAATGACCCGCATGCAGGTGCGGAGAAACACCGATTTCACTGGCTGGCCCTCCACCGAGGGCCAGACGGGAAGTCAATACGCCCTTGAGGAGCAGAAAATGAATGAAAAATCCTCACGTGCTGTACGTCAGGCCCTTCGGATCCTCCGCAAGGAGAAAGACGATCTCGAGGCGCGCATTGAGTACCACGAAACGGTTGGAATGCTGCGCGGCCTGTACTACGGCGGTGAGATCGATTCGATGGAGCTAGTTGCGCTCACGCAACTCGCAGGAAGCGCATACATCAACGCTGGGAAACCCTGGTAAGGAGACTGAACTGAAATGGCTCAATTCAATGTCGATGCGCACCTGAGCAACGGCAAACGCCTGGATTGGATTGCCCTGCCGGACGGAAACGAGACACCGGATGACGTGCTGATCAAGGTACGCCAGGCCGCTATGAAGAAGTTCGGCGACCTCATCTGGTTCAACCGCTGGGACCACGTTGTTGCCAGCAACGGCTACATCACCGTGCGGATGCACGCGTGATGTACCAGTTCTTCAAGCCGATGCGGGGCTGCCAACCGTGAAAAGAGAGGAATGCCAATGAAGCAGTTCGCGAAGCTGTTCGAGTTCGAAGACCTGGGCCAGGTGCTCGTGATGCTTGATCGCGGGGATGACGGCCCGGAGGTGCGCCTCTACTTCAAGCCCGACGGGCTTGGCGTCTGTTCAGTGGCGTGCAGCAACTTCCCCGGCGATGAAGACGAGCAGTGGGACTACGCCGAAAAGGGGTTCGCCACGGTGGACTCCGAAGGGGCTCATAAGATCGTCGCCGAGGCAATGGAAGTCGTCCCGGATCGCCTGGGCTAGCGGTCCAGGCGGCAGAAACGCCAACTACCACCCGAACGGAGTCACACCATGTTGATCTTGACCCGCCGCCCCGGCGAAACCCTGCATATCGGCGACAACATCACCGTCACGGTCCTCGGCAGCCAAGGCGACCAGGTGCGCCTCGGCATCACCGCCCCTGGCGGGGCGGCGGTTATCTGGATCGAAGGCCAGTCGGCGCCGGTGGCGTTGCGGGCCTGCACCGCGATCTCCTGACTTCGGCGCCTGGCCCATTGCCGGGCGTTTAACCCACGGCGAGCGCCCGCCGGTCCAACGGCGCGTACAACGGGGGACCTCACCATGTAGCCCAGCCTCAATCGGCAGATCACCAACATGCGGTCGAGCCTGTACCCAACCGCTTTCACATAAGGCGGTGCATGTAAGTGGAGACAGGGCGCTTGGCGGCGCCCTTCTCTTTCCTGCTCCTGGCACGGCCAGGGCGCAGCGGGGAGTGATTTGAGGCGTGGAAGCTGGGAGCCGAAAGCTCCCTGGAGACACGCGGGAAGCGCGGGAACAAGCGCGCACGTGGGCGGCCATGGCCGATGAAGTTCCGGGCATCAGCACAGTCACCGCAGCAGCGGCAAACACCCGAGAAGCGCACTGATGCCAGAGCCGGAGTCGCGACCGGCCAGATCACTCCCCGCTGCGCATGCAGCGTTCCCCCTCTTTGCCCGGCTCCGGCCGGGCTTTTTTCAACCTCCATTCGAGAGCACCCACCACGGCGCCCCACCGGGCACGACTGCCGTGTGCCTGGGTGCTGCCGAATGCAGGTGAACCACGGAGAGCATCCCGATGTGGACATACCGCGAGCGCCGCAACCGCGCGGCTTTCAGCAACGCGCAACTCGCTTACGACCGTGCCGTCGACCCGCTCTGGGAACAGCCGGAGCCGGAACCGGAGCACGAGGACGAAGAGCAGGAGGACGACGATGGCCTTCAGCAATGAACGCGCGGTTCGGATGATTGAGGAAGGCATCACGGCCATGCGCCGGTCCCACTTCCCGCGCCCCGAACAGAGCTTCCTCCACGGCCAGATCGAACTGGCCTACGCAGTGGACTTCATCGACACCCGCCTCTACGACGACATGCGCCGCCGGCTCGACGCCGCTGCGGATTCGCGCTGGGCAGAACTCAGGAGCACGAACACATGACCACCCGCCCCGTTCGCTCGATCATCGACGACCTGGTGATGCCGGCCGGCGCCGATATCGCCGCTGTGCTCGGCCTGCCGCGCGAGACCCTGGTGGTGAACCTGCCGCATCGCATGGCGCTGACCATCAAGCGCGGCCGGAAGTGCCTGGGGGTGCGCCGTGAACGCGAAGCGTAAAGCCACCCTCCTCGGCGCCCTGGCCATGACCGCCTTCTACATCCTGCTCATCTTCGCCCCTGCCTGGGGCGGCCTGATCACCGCCGAACAACCCGCCACGGCACCCATCGCCGGGAAGTGAGCCAACCATGCAAACCATCACCGTGCGCGCCTCGTCCTGGGGCGCGCTGTTCGACTGCGCGTTCCGCTGGGAAGGCGTACACATCCTGAAGATGCGTAGCCCTTCATCCCCCCGGGCGCTGCTCGGTACCGCAATCCACGCCAGCACCGCCGCGTTCGATGCGGCACGGGTCAACGGCGAGCCGATCAGCGCCTACGACGCCTCGGAACTGCTGGTGCACACGCTGCAGCAGCCGGAGTTCGAGGTCGACTGGCGCGGCTCCGACATCAGCCCGCGCGAAGCCGAGTCCACCGGACTGACGCTGCACACGAAGTACTGCAACGACATCAGCCCGCGCTACGACTTCGTCGCCGTCGAGTTGACGACCAAGCCGATGGAGATCGACTGCGGTGGCGGGATCATCGTCCGCCTGACCGGCCAGCTCGACCGCGCCCGCATCAAGCGCGATAGCCACGGCGTCGGCATCGCCGACGTGAAGACCGGCGGCGCCGCGGTGAGCCAGGGCGTGGCCAAGACCAAGGGGCACAAGGCCCAGATCGGCACCTACGAACTGCTCTACGAGCACACCACCGGCGATGCGATCACCGCGCCGGCCGAGATCATCGGCTTGAAGACCAAGGGCAAGCCCGAGGCGGCCGTCGGCGAGATCGTCGGCGCGCGCCAGGTGATGGCCGGCACCGACGAGCATCCCGGCCTGATCAAGTTCGCCGCCGACATGTTCCGTTCCGGCCTCTTCCCCCCGAACCCGCAAAGCCCACTTTGCAGCCCGAAGTACTGTCCGCGCTGGCGGACCTGCCCTTACCACGAATGACCGGAGACACCATGAGCCAGACAACCACCCTCGAAACCCTGCAGACGCAAGCCGTGGCTCCGCGTCAGCGCGACAAGGCACCTGTCGCTATGTCGTTCTTCAACATGGACGGCTTCGAGCTGATGCAGCGCATCGCCAAGGCCTTCAGCCAGGCTGACCTGGTGCCCAAGCAGTACCAGGGCAACCTGCCCAACTGCATGATTGCGCTGGACATGGCCCAGCGCATGGGCGCGAACCCGCTAATGGTCATGCAGAACCTCTACATCGTGCATGGCACCCCGGGCTGGTCGAGTAAGTTTCTGATCGCCACGGTGAACACCTGCGGTCGCTTCTCCTCAATGCGCTACGAGTGGTAAGGCGAACCAGGCAGTTCCGACTACGGCTGCCGGGCTTGGGCGATTGAGAAGTCCACCAGTGAACGCCTCGACGGCATCTGGGTCACCTGGAAAATGGTGAACGACGAAGGCTGGGCAGCTAAGAACGGCAGCAAGTGGAAGACGATGCCGGACCAGATGTTCATCTACCGCGCCGCCGCATTCTGGCAGCGCGCCTATGCGCCGGACCTCGGCATGGGCCTGCAGACCGCAGAAGAACTGCAGGACGTCATCGACGCCAAACGCGACGCCGACGGCTCGTTCACGGTCGACCTCGACGTGCTGCGGCGCCAGCAGGAGGTCACCGACAAGGCGCCGGGCGCGGGCCAGCAGGCTCTGGAACACGAACCCGGAGAAGTGATCGACACCGTCAGTGGCGAGATCACCAAGTCGGCTCAGCGCCAGCCCGCCGATCAGCAGCCGGACACCGGCACCGACGAGCTCAATCTCGAGTAACCGGCCATGCCCAGCCGAACCGTCGAAGAGCAGTTCGACCGTGTCGAGGAGTTCAACAGCCTCCTCGGCGCGGCGGAGCTGAATGCCGCCACCACCTGGGAAGAAGAGTTCACCGCCGACCTGCGCGCCAACTTCCAGCGCTACGGCCCGCGGATGTTCCTCAGCGAGTCCCAGCACACCACCCTCGAACGCATCGCCAACCAGTAGGAACAGCAGCCAATGACAGCCCAAACCGCCGCAACCATCGCCCAAGACCTCGTAGAAGAGTTCGACGAGGAACAGCCCGCCACCGTAGTTTCCCTCGCTGCCGAAACGCTCGGCCGCGACCTGCTCCAGGCCCTGCTGCAGGAGGTCCGCGTCCTGCAGGATGTCTGGCCGAAGCTGACCGAAAAGAAACAAGCCGACGTCATCGACCGCCTGCGCAGCACCGTAGAGCGCACCGTGAAGTATGCGGTCAAGCTGATTTCCGCCGGCGAGCGCCCGGCCATCGGCGGCATCCTGGAGTCGGTGGCGATCAAAGAAGGCATCAAGGCGACCTTCAAGGCCAGCCAGTTCGACCCGCTGCGTCACGACCTAATCGACCGTGCCGGCAAGGTCTGCATGCTGGTGGTGGCCGACGCAGAGGAGTACCTGCAGGGCATGGACACCGTCGTACCCGATCCCGACCAGAGCGCCCTGGCCCTGGACGAAAGCGACGATGGCGACGACGCCGGCGGCACTGGCGCGCAGGACCCGCTCTACATTGAAGCGGTCAGCCATGTCATCGACACGCGCCGGGTCAGCATCAGCGGGCTCCAGCGCTACCTGAAAATCGGCTACAACCGCGCCGCGCGCATCGTCGAGGAAATGGAAGCCGCCGGTGTTGTATCGGCACCGAACTCCAACGGCGAGCGCGAGGTGATCCTGCAATCACCGCCGGAACCGGAAAAAGACCTGCTGAGCAGTGCCGCCGAGCCCGGCGCCACAACCTACGGCGGCCACACCATCGACGACATCACCGTTCTGGTGCTGCGCAAAGACGAGATCACCCCGGGCTGGCTGCAGTCGCGCTTTGCGCTGAGCACCGACGAGTCCTTGGCTGTCGCCCTGAAGCTGCTCGACGACGGTGTGATCACGCTCGCCACCGAAGGCGGATCGCCTGACCTCAACACCTACCGCGTCGCCGTTGCCACCAAGGCGCCGGCCGAAGAGCCCATCACCCTGGAGTGAGCCATGCGCATCACGAAACTCGAAATCACCAACTTTCAAGGGCTGCGTCATGCGGCCCTTGATGTTTCTGCGCCGGTGCTCCTGGTGGCCGGCCACAACGGCGCCGGCAAGAGTTCGCTGCTCGACGCCATCAGCCACGCCTTCACCGGTAAGCCCGGCCGCGTTGCGCAGAAGCAGCATATCGGCCAACTGATCACCGAGGGCGCCAAGAAGGGCGAGGCCCGTGTCGAGTGGCTGGACGAGGCCGGCGAGGTTCAGGCCTGCGGGGTCGCGCTGCCCAGCGGCAAAGGCTCCCCGCTCGCCGACTCGCCGTTCCTGCCGTTCGTGCTCGACGCCAGCCGCTTCGCCGCTCTGGACGCCAAAGATCGCCGCCGGGTGCTGTTCGACCTGACCGGCGCCAGCGCCAGCCCGGCCGAGGTCGGCAAGCGCCTGAAGGCCAAGGGCATCGACCTGGCGCTGTTCGAGAAGGTGAAGCCCCTGCTCCGTTCCGGGTTCTCCGCCATGGTCGGCCAGGCAAAGGACTACGCCAGCGAAGCGCGCGGCGCCTGGAAAGCGGTCACCGGCGAGAACTACGGCAGCGAGAAGGCGAACGGGTGGGAGCCGGAGGCACCGCCGGTCATCGTCAGCGAGGAGGAGCTGGAATCGGCGCGCGCGGAACTGCGAGCCACCGCCCAGGACCTGGACGAGGCCCAGCAGACCCTGGGCTCCAGCAAGCGCGCCCACGCCGACGCCCAGGCGCGGGCCAGCCGCATCACCGCTCTGCGCGAAACCGCAGCGCTGGCCGACCGCCGGCGCAACAAGCTGGCCACCGACGAGGCCAATCAGGACGAATGGTCGGAGAAGGTGATGGCAGCCGAGGCCGCCGCCAGCGGCGAGCCCGCCCACCAGCCGCTGACCTGCCCTCATTGCCAGGGCGCCGTGGACCTGCAGGCCGACCAGTTGGTCGCGCACCAGCCACCGGCGAAGGTTGCCGATCCCGAGGCGGCGAAACGCCTGGAGGAGTACCGCGGCTACCTTGCCAGCGCTCAGCGGGCCGTCGCCAACAGCCAGCGGGACCTGAAGGAGAGCGAGGACGCCGCCGCGCAGGCCGCCGCGCTGGAAGCCGAAACCGCCCAGGCGCCCAGCGCCGAGGCGATCGCCAACGGCGAACAGGCGATCAACGAACTGCGCCAGGCGCGTGACCGGCAGCAGGCCAAGGTGCAGTCGCTGCAGGAAGCGTTCAACGCCGCCGCGCAGCGCCAGGACGTCATCAAGCAGGCCGCCGGCTTCCACGCCGAGGTCTGCGCCTGGAGCGCCCTGGCCGATGCCCTATCCCCCACCGGCATCCCGGCGGAAATCCTGGCCGACGCGATCGGACCGGTGAACGAGCTGCTGCAGCGCCTATCCGGCACAGCCGGCTGGTCGCCGGTACAGATCAGCGCCGACATCGATGTCACGTTCGGCGGCCGGCTGTACGGCCTGCTGTCCGAATCGGAGCGCTGGCGGTGCGACGCGACGCTGGCCCTGGCCATCGCGACGATCTCCGGCCTGCGCCTGGCGTTGCTGGATCGCTTCGACGTGCTGGATATCCCTGCTCGCACTCAGCAGGCGATGAAGCTGTTCCAGAGCCTGGCCGCCGGCGGCGAGATCGACACGCTGATCGTCGCCGGCACGCTCAAGGAACCGATGGCGAAGACGCCGGCCTGGTTACAGGCAGTCTGGATCGACGCCGGGCAACTCGCCGACCAGCAGCAACAGGCTGCGGCCTGACCCTCGATACAGCGCCCCACCCGGGGCGCTTTCTCTCCCAGCAAGCACGCACCGGACGCCGCCCTGTGGGCGATTCAACCATGCCTCGTGGGCCGCCCTGTCAGGCAGGGCGGCGTCCAGTGCCTGTTTCCCATCCTCCACGACACCAAGGAGCCCAGAGCTTAGTCAGCTTACTCCAGAAACGAACAAGGCGATAATCGATATGAGAAGACTGAGTAGAGCAATAAGTGTGGCAATACCAGGGTGTACTTCGAACCATCTCATGCCCCTGGCGAATGTACTCATCGACGCTTCTTTATATCCATCAACTGTGAGAAAGTAACTGTAGTTCCCGTCGAATCGAACAAAGCCTCTGTGTTCGAGTTCCTTCAACATATCCAGCAGGCGCGGATATTGTACGCCTCCTCGCTCCTCTATAACTTCCGGCATCTCGTCAGAGAAAGAATTGTGGGCAGTAATCAAAATAGGGAAATCACCAAGATTTCGCACTCCTTCGCCGTGCTTATCCACATAGCGTTTTCGAATAATACGGAGTAACTTCTCCGGCATCATCCTTGATATCTTCTTCGTAATCATTGCAACTCCTTTGTCGTGGTTCCTGGCCTACCCCGCTCTATGCCATTGCGCTACTACGGACAACCTCAGCGTTTACTCCAAACTCCCATGCACGCAGAACGAACACGATCGGCAGTTTCAGGATCATCGGGATCATTCACGACAACCAACAATTGCTTGGACTCAATGACCTCTGACTCATCCGCTGCGCCGTAGAACCTTGCAATTTTTCTTGCGCGGAAGACCGTAACACCAGACAGGTCATCTGCGTTCTTCACCAGTAGCACATCGTCGAAGCACTGAACGTCAGTGCTCGAAAGTTCTACCTCAGCGATCACTTTCTTCATCGAACCCTCCGTGGCCCAGCCCCATGCCGGGCCACCCAACTCTAGCCCCAACGACATCACTGCGCCATCACGCATGGCGCCGCCTCGACGGCACTGTAGCCGGTCCCGGCGTGCGAGTGCCGCGGCACGAGCAGTTCCTGGTGCCCGATCCGAAACGCAAGGGCCGCACCTGGCGTCAGTTCCTGCGCGCCCTGGAAGGCTTCGGCTACCACGTCGACTATTGGGTCGAGCGCAACTGCGACGCACGCGCCGCCGACGAGCCGCTGCACACGGTCAGCGCCGGCGGCACGCACCACGGTCTGGTCACCGCGGAAATGGTCGCCAGCAGCCTGACGCCGGAGCAATTGGACGGCGCGCTGTGGGTGTCGGCGTTCCTGATGCGCTACCACTCGACCGGCGGGCAGTGGGCGAAGCTGGACGATCCGCTAACCACGATCACCACCAAGGACCGCTTGGCGCTGGTCACGGTCTGGATCAGCGGTAGCCCCTACGTGATCGTCGACATCCGCCTGCGAATGCTGAAACCGCGTGAGTTGTACCGCGCCCAGGGCTTCCCCGACAGCTACATCATCGAGCGGGGCCATAACGGGCAGCGGTTCACTCTATCCCAGCAGGTCCACATGTGCGGCAACAGCGTGAGCCCGAACACGATGGCCGCATACGCCCGGGCAAACGCCCCATGGAAGCGGCGGCTACGGCCGACGCCGCAACAGGCGGTGGCGGCGTGAAAGCGGAACTGTCGATGTACCTAACCCCCGGGTGAGAAGCCGACTTTTGGGGCGCCATCTCGGTAACGCCCCATTTTCGGCTTCGATACCGGTTGAACTCTTTGTCCTTCCTAACGTTCTTTCGGCGGGGACGGGACGTTGGTCGGACTATCGCCTGCTCCAGTTGGCTGGTATCCAGCCCCTGGTTCAGGCCGATTTGTTGGTACTTTTCCTACTGGAGAGTAGCCTTTCTCAATCAATTCAGGGACCGGGCTATAACCTTCTTGAGACGGTACACCACGACGTTCACCAGCCATAATTGGCTCCTTATTCAAATCTTAGAAATTCAACACGAGATATCTCCGAAGCCATTACCAATACGCCTTCGGATCTTTTTACAGGACGTTCCAATATACCATCTTTCTCCAACCACACCTCTTCTAAATAAATTTGTTCCTCTGCGGGAGCACTTGATGCGAATGAACGCTCTGCATACTTGCCAGCAACCCTCTCTCCATTCTTAAGATAAACAATAACCCAGTAGCAGCGACGTTGTTTAAACACAAAGTCCCAAGGCTTTTGGATTGGATGAGGAGCGTTTCTTTGGAAAAGATCGTGAGTACGCAACCACTTCCACAACAAGACCCACAGTCCAGGGGCAACAAAAAGCACAAAAAGATAAAACAGGTAGTACAGCCAGGAGTGGACCTGTTTTAATGAAGAAGCCTCAACCTGCGCCACAAACCAAAAAAGCGCTGCGTAGTTAATACAACTATAAGCCACAGCATCAATCAACTGATCTGAAACAGGCCGAGAAGTACCAGGGAAGAATAATTGATAAAATTTAATACTGATAAACCCAGGAACCACAAACGTAATAAACAAGACTAGTTTGTCAACCTGCCAAATATCCATAGATATTCCCAAGAAATGGCTTTTAGCCATCTTATTACCCTTCCCACCTTTCAAGCAATAACCAATGTTCCATTCCTCTAGGAATACGCACTGGAGCATTCCGCATGAACACCGAACAGTTCATCCGTGAGTCCGCCGCGCGCGGGCTTTCCCGCCGCGCAACGATGCAGGCCCTTGGCCTGGGCCGCTGGAAGTTCGAACTGATCATCCGAGCCATGGGGCCCATCGAGTGGCCCAAGAACGGCACGACGCTCGGCAACCGCCTGGCCTACGAAGCGTCGCGCGGCAGGTTCACGCCGGCGCAGGCCGCAGCGCTGGAGCGCTGGAGCGAGCACACGAACGCTGGAGCGAGAGCCGACGCTTCACCGTCGACGGCGTGACCGGGACCATCTCCGAGCTGGTGGAGCACTTCCAGAGCCCGGTCCACGCAACGACCGTCCGCCGCCGCGTCGCCGCCGGCATGAGCCTGCGCGTCGCACTCATCACCCCGCGCCAGCAGCCCAAGCCCGGGCGCCGGCATCCCTGGAACCGCTCGAAGCAAGAGCACGCACTCTCCAACTGATCAGTGCCACAAATTGCTGGCTATGCACGCCGTGCGCACTTTGCCGCGATGTCCCAATTAATTAACGGGATTTCACCGCTACCTACCTGCCTAGCGAGCCACTCCCTGGTTATGTCGGTGTCAAGACGAAACTCATGGTTCTTGAGGCACTGCAATGCTGTCCGAGTAATCCTGTATGACCCGCAGTTGGGGCAGCCAACCAAGATCGCGTCCGGAACGTTGCCGTCCGTCGATTCTGCGCCGCAGATGAAGCAGTCCATAGTTCCCTCCCTCCCCGGCCATTCGCCGGTCCAATGAACCTAGTCCACTCAATTGCACTTCGCCATCAGGCGAGAGGTACTCCTATGTCCGCGGAAAACAGCGACTCCATCAACGCAGCTATGAGCCAAGCCCAAGTCTTTGCCAGCGCCTGGGCCCTGGTCGGTGGCCCGTTCGACAGCGGCGATGCTATGGCACACGCCAATGAAGCGAAGCAAGAACTGCATGACATGCTCAAGGTGTTACACGGCACTGGATTCAGTTTCGAGCAGCACCTTCATCGCCAGCGAGAGTTCAGCGAACGCACGTTCGGGCCAGGGCCGCGCGCCGCCGGCGTCATCGACCACATCCGCAAGGAACTGCGCGAGATCGAGGAAGCCCCTGGCGACCTGGCCGAGTGGATCGACGTTGTGATCCTGGCCCTTGACGGGGCTTGGCGCACCGGCGCCACTCCGGCGCAGATCATCGACGCCCTGGTCGCCAAGCAGACGAAGAACGAGGCGCGCACCTGGCCGGACTGGCGCACGGCGCAGGCCGACAAGGCGATCGAACACGTCCGAGCGGACGAGCCGGTCGACGACAACACCTACTTCGTCATGCGCAACGCCGGCGGCGCCGTGTTCGTGAAGCACGGCCCGTTCTTCGTGAGCCAGGGCGGCCTGACGGAGGACTGGGGGAAGAACTGGAAGCGCATCAGGGCCGGCAGCCTCAAGCATGCCCGCCAGGTCGGGGAGGAGTTGCTGCCGTGACCCAGCGCATCTACCTCGCCGGGCCTATGACTGGCCTGCCCGAACACAACTTCCCCGCCTTCCATGCTGAAGCCGCGCGCCTGCGAGGCCTCGGGTACCAGGTCGAGAACCCCGCCGAGCACGGCGAGATTCCGGGCTTCGAGTGGGCCGACTACCTGCGGCTCGACCTGCAGAAGCTGCTCACCTGCCAGGCAATCGCTCTGCTGCCCGGCTGGATGGACTCGAAGGGCGCCAGGCTGGAGTTCACCGTAGCCACCAATCTGGGAATGCGCGCTCTGCACGCGGAGCACATCACCGGTCCTGCGGAGGATGCGCGATGAGCGCCGAGTACCACATGCACCTGGCCCTCCTGGCTTCCCTGCTCGGCGGGTATCACTACCGATACGGCAGCGAGGTACAGCTTCACCAGGCTCTCTCCACAGTGCTGACCGACGCCGGCTTCGAGCATGAGCGCGAGGTGGCGCTCGACGCACGCAACCGCGCGGATTTCTTGCTGGAGGGGATCGTCATTGAGGTGAAGGTAGACGGCTCCCTCGCCGCCGCACTTCGGCAGTGCCAGCGCTACCTGGCCCTTCCGCAGGTCCACGCTGTGCTGCTCGCCAGCACTCAACGCTGGGCCGATACCGCCATGGCCAAACGGCCGGAGTTGGCGGGCAAGCCCTTCCACATTGTCAGGCTGAGAAGGCAAACGCTATGACATCAACCACCTACGGCCGGATGGTCTACAACGGCCGGTACTGGCGAATCACATGCGAACCGCAGGTGCGCGCCAGGTTGAAGCGGGTATTTCCGCGTGTGCCGCAGGCTCCGGGTGAGCATATCGACCTGCTCGGCAGCCCCGAAAACAGCCGGGAACTGCTGTGGTTCCTACAGCGCTACCCAATGGAGATCGACACGGACGCACAGGAATCGCTCAAGCAGTTGGCGCAGCAGCACCATCAGATGGAGCAGAACCTGGCCGAACTGGTCGCTGGGCGGATGCCGCTGCCGGCATTCAAGCTGGCCAAGCCGCCGCGCGAATACCAGCGCTTCGCGGGCGCCCAGGTCACGATCCGCGGCGGCCTGCTGCTGGCGGACGACTTGGGCTTGGGCAAGACCATCACTGGGATATGCCCGATGGCGGAACCCGGCAACCTGTCGGCGGTCGTTGTCTACCCTGCCGCCCTCCCGAACCACTGGCCGGAAAAGCTCGCCGAGTTCGCTCCGAACCTGCGCGTGCATCACATCCGCAAGGGCCAACCCTACCCGCTGGTCCGCCAGCCACGCCAGCGCATCCCGGACCTCTGGGACACGCTGCCCGACGTGATCCTTGTCAGCTATCACAAGCTCAGGGGCTGGGCCGATGTCCTGGGCGAGATCGTGCAGTACGTGGTCTTCGAGGAATGCCAGCAGCTCAGGAACCCAGGCAGCAATATCTACCAGGCCTGCGAGTACTTGGCCGGGCAGGCACGCCTGCGGATGGGCCTGACCGCGACGCCCATCTACAACTACGGCTCCGAGTTCTACCACGTCGTCAACCCACTGATCCCGGACTGCCTGGGCAGCTACGACGAGTTCCTGCGCGAGTGGTGCGTGGGCGGCAGCGTTGGCGAAAAACCACGCCTGAAGGACGCCGAGCAGTTCGGCGCCTACCTGCGTCGGGAGGGAATCATGCTCCGGCGCACCCGGGCCGAGGTCGGCCGAGAACTTCCGGCGCTCTCGAAGATCCCGCACGAGATCGAGTCGGACGGCGCAGCCCTGGAGCGGATCACCGGCGACGCGGTGGCACTGGCCAAGACCATCCTGGCTCACAACGAGGCCTACCGCGGCGAAAAGATGCGTGCGGCCGGTGAGTTCGACCAGTTGGTGCGCCAAGCCACTGGCGTCGCGAAGGCGCCATACGTCGCAGAGTTCGTCCGCCTGTTGCTGGAAAGCGGACAGCAGGTGCTCCTGTTCGGCTGGCACCGTGAGGTCTACAGCATCTGGCGGGAGAAGTTGGCCGACTACAACCCCGTCATGTTCACCGGCACCGAGTCACCGAAGGAGAAACAGGCCGCGAAGGACACATTTGTCGCCGGCGACAGCCGCCTGATGCTGATCAGCCTACGCGCCGGCGCAGGCATCGATGGCCTGCAGCACGCCTGCAGCACGGTGGTGTTCGGCGAACTCGACTGGTCGCCGGGCGTGCATGAGCAATGCATCGGCCGGATACACCGCGACGGCCAGCGCGAGCCTGTGCAAGCGTTCTTCCTGATCTCCAACGAGGGCAGCGACCCGATCGTCTCCGACGTTCTGGGGGTCAAGCTCGAGCAGATCGAGGGCGTGCGCAACCCAGGCGAGCACCTGGTAGAACGCCGCGACCTTGGCGAGAACCAACTGCGCCAACTCGCCCAGCGCTTCCTCGCCGATCACGGCGTCAAGGTTCCGCGCACCAGCCATCCAACCCCGATTCACCAGCGGCAGCCGTTCGAACTCACCTGAGCACCGCAATAAACCGCCCCACCATCTGCCGCACCACGGGCCAACGGATAGGCCTGTGCAAATGCTTCCGCTGCCGGCCGCCGGCGCCGGAGCAACCGGAGACACCGCAATGTCCTCTACCCAACACCAACTGATCGAGCAGTGCGCCATCCGCCTGCGCGGCATCGTCGAAGCCCTGGACAACATCCACGACAGCACCCAGCACCGCTCCCCGCACCGCTGGTCGACGGACCTCGACGACGTTCACTCCTCAGCCGAGAGCCTGCTGTCCCTGATCAAGGACCAGGCGCCGACGCAAGCTGCCCAGGGCCTGGCCGGCGCCGCCCTGGCGCAACCCTCCCCGGCGCAGGCCGAGCAGGCCACCGCCGACGACTACGAGGAAGTCCTGGCCGATCACCGTCGTCTGGTGCGCGAGTTGGACGTGCTGCTGAACGGAGAGGAAGGCGCCGCCAAGCAGGCAAGCCTCTGCGATCTGGTCGGGCAGGTGTCCGCCATCGTGCGCGAGCGTCGCGTGCCTCTGCTGTCCCGTTCGCAGGCAGAGGACGCTCCGGTAATCGGATGCCTCTGCGGCATGCCGATGAGCGAGGGCCATCACTCGCCGGACGGTTGCAGCAGCCTTGGAGAGTTCGCAACGCATGTGGTGGTTCCGCGGGAAGTCCTGGAGCGCTCCATTGATCGCTGGGCATGCTGCGCCATGTCGCAGACGCCGGGCGCTGAAGAGGCATGGGAAGAACTCCGCGCCCTGCTGAGCGAGCAGGAGGGAGGCTCCGACCATGCGTAGAGCACTGACTGCCCTCGGCATCATCGCCGCCCTCGGCCTGGCCGTGGTGGGGCTGGCGGAGATATTCCCGATCCTCCGCACGCTGGCGGCCTGGCAGGCGGGGTGCTTCGGATGAAGCAGAAACCAGGCATCGCACTTCCCCGCTGGCTCCTTCGCACAACCACGATGCAGATGCACAGCGTCGACGTGGTACTGGTCATGGCCCTGGTGCTCCAGCACCACGGTACAGCCGACGCTATTCGCCGCGCCGCCGGTCAGCTTCGCGACAGAGTATGTGCCGAACACCGGCCCAAGATGACCGCACTCATGCGCATGCAAGATGACGCGGCGGCGCTGCAGGTGGCGCTCAACATCGTCCAGCGCGCCACCGACGCCCTGGGCATCCTGGCGGGAAAGCCGTTTCCGGCCAGACCTTCGCCCAGCGAAAGCCCACCGGATCAGGGGCACATGCCCGCCAAGGCTGGTCCCGTCACCGGTGAGCCGGTGCATCCTACCTGAAATCATCCATGCCCGCGGCCCAAGGGAAAGGGTCGCGGAACAGCCCAGCCGGAGAGCTGGGATAGGTAACGCCCAATGAACACCCTGTTTCTGTTGATGGCTCAGTACGATGGCGCCGCCATCATTCCCCTCGAACGCGTCTGCGCCGACTACTTCAGCCACCTGACCCCCGAGAAAATGAAGATGAAGGTAGCGGCCGGCGAAATCGACTTGCCGCTGGTACGCATGGAGAACAGCCAGAAGTCTGCGCGTGGCGTACACCTGACGGACCTGGCGAATTACCTTGACGAACGGCACAGAACGGCGAAGGAGGAGCACGAAAAGCTCATGGGGCGCAGAACCCTGCGCCGTGCATCCTAACCCTCCCGCCTACCGGGCCTCGATCGTGGGGCCCTCTATTATCTGCTCCAACCACGGCCAGTCTTCGTACTTGTCGCCGTTCCCTCTCAGATGCGTGTAACGCCGCATCGAATTCCAGTCCCGGTGGCCCGAGACGCTGGCCACGCGCGGAATATCCCATCCGATCTCGAAAAGCCGACTGATGCCGTCATGGCGCAGGTCGTGAAAGTGGAGATCATCGATCTCCAAGAAGCTGCAAGCCCTGGTAAACGAAGCGCTGACCGACTTCGCGTTGTAGGGGAACACGAACTCCTCGCGCCGGGGCATCGAATGCAAAATTCGCCATGCCTGATCTGGCAGGTGGCACCAGACATCATTCCCGTATTTCTGGCCCGGATTCTTCATGTCCGTGATCAGCACTGCCTGACGTGCTTCGTCGATGGCGTCCCAGCGGATCCGGGTGATCTCTTCCTGGCTGCGCGTTGAGAAAATCGCAAAGCCGATCATCCGAACCATGTCGATCTGCTGCTTGCGACGCTCCCGCATTTCAACGAAGTAGGCAAGGATGGTGTCAAGCTCCTCCAAAGTTGGGCGCCTGTCCCGCTCGTTGCTCCTGGAAACCCCTCCCATCTTGCGCAGAACGCGCCTGGCGTCGGCCATGGCCACCGGATCCACCTCGTAGCCCCATGCTGGGCGCGCAACCGTCAAGACGGCACCGAGGTGAGAAAGATCGTTGCCTACAGTCTGCGGCTGCACGCCGCCCTTCTCGATGCGATCCATTGCGTACTCGACCAACACCTGGGAAGTCAGGTCCCGGTCGACCACATCCCCCAGCCATGTCGCAGCTATCGCCTGGAGCGTCGCCTCCTTAGTCCTGCCCAACGGTCGCAGTTTCCCGTACTCCTCAAGATACTGCTTGATCATTTCCCGTACAGTGACGCCCTTGCGATTGGCTCGCTCGATCGCGCCTGGCGCTGCCAACTCTGCCTCTCGGCGCTTCAGCCAGTTCTGGGCCGCCGCCTTCCGGTCGAACGTCTGGCTTTCCTGATAAACTGCCTTCCCCTGTCGCAT